CTCTTTCATTTTTCTCCGGGGGTAATTTTTTGAAAAACATTTCGGTGTTCGCTATATTTTGCCGGATGTTTAAATGGGCCTACGAAGGTCTATTCCTCTACGAACTTCAGAGTACCTCCTGAGCCATTTTTAACTTTCTCCTTTCAATGGTTAAGTTCACCTCCTTCGTAGGTCTCTCTAAGCATCCGGCAAAAGTACCATAAAACTGTAGGAGAGGAGGCAGTAAGTATGGCAAAAGTTAAAAGAACCGAATCCTCTTCGACCAAAAATCTTATGAGACCGGCTTTAACTCCAGAGGCTAGAGAGAATCAGCTTATATCATTGGCAACCGATCTCGTCGAAAAGCGTCTTAGGGAAGGAACTGCCTCATCTCAGGAGACTACACATTTTCTTAAGCTTGCCTCTACGAAAGCTAGGCTCGAGAAACAAATTCTTGAGAAGCAGGCGGAGCTTATTACTGCTAAGACTGACTCGCTTAAGTCTCAGAAGAAGGTCGAGGAGCTTTATACCGAAGCTATGAAGGCTTTCCGTAATTATAGTGGGCAGGGTGATGAAGATGAATATTAGGACATATTCCGAACTGATCACTCTACCGACGTTTGAAGAACGCTATCAGTATCTTCGTCTTAACGGAAAGGTTGGCGAAGAGACTTTTGGGTTCGATAGATGGCTTAATCAGAAATTCTATAAAGATCCAGAATGGTTGCGAGTTCGAGATAAGGTTATTATTCGAGACAATGGATGCGACTTGGCTATGCCAGGCCATGAAATCTATTCTCGGATATTGATTCATCATATGAACCCGATCACAAAAGAAGATATTCTGCAACGTAGTAGATTTCTTCTCGATCCTGAGTTTCTAATCTGTACAATTAAGAATACTCATGATGCAATTCACTATGGAGATGAAGGACTTCTGATTAAAAGTCCAGTTGAACGAAAACGAAACGACACTTGCCCATGGAAACGATAGTGAAGGAGGGAAAATATGGAGAGCATCCTAACGTCGATTAAAAAGATGCTTGGAATCGACGAAGAGTATACTCATTTCGATGCTGATATCATCATGCACATTAATTCCGTGTTCATGATCTTGACTCAGCTCGGTGTAGGTCCGGCTAATGGATTCGTAATCGAAGATGATACTTCCACATGGATTGAGTTCGTACCGGAAATGACCACCGCAGAGCTACATGCGGTAAAGTCCTACATTTATATGAAAGTAAAACTTATCTTTGATCCGCCGCTTTCCTCCGCCGTTATCGAATCTATGAATCGCCAAATTTCCGAATTCGAATGGCGTTTGAATGTGGCGGTTGACCCTAAAATGAAATGAGGTGAGTAATATGGAAAACGAACTTTATCACCATGGCGTTCTTGGTATGAGGTGGGGTGTTAGACGATACGAAAATTATGATGGGAGTTACACCCAGAGAGGAGTTAAACGCTATAAAGCGGCCTCAGAAAAATATGAACGTGCAAAAAGTAAATTGAATGAAGTTAAAAAGACACAGGACAAAAGCTCCATTAAAACTGCTAAGAGAAACGTTAAAGATTCAAAGAGTGAACTTAACAAATCGTATAAACGCCTATCAATGGACAAAAAAGCAGACCAAGGTAAGCGTTTATACCAAAAAGGAAAAACTATTTCCGGAAACTACAGAGTCAATGCGATTGCGCAAACTGGCATTGTTGTTGGCAGTAGGGTTGTTTCGTCATTTATTGCGTCTAAAGGAAATACAAAATATGCAACTCTTGCAGGTGCCGCTATTGGTATTGGCGGTACGGCAGTCAATGCTATTTTGGCCGGTAAAACCAATTATGAGAATAAGAGATTAAGGGCTTATTATAGCCCATTCTTAAATGATGGAGATGATGTTATGAATAATGAACTTTATCACCATGGCGTTCTTGGTATGAGGTGGGGTGTTCGTAAAGATCGTTCGACTTCTGGCAGGTCACGTAGAAAGAAATCCACATCAGCTCACGAAGATTATCAGCGAGCCCATTCTCGCAAAAGAGTTCGACAAATGAGCGACTCCGAACTCAGGACTCGCATTAATCGTCTTCAGATGGAGCAGCAATATTCGAATCTTTCTCCAAAAAATGTGCGTAAAGGCAAGAGCTATTTTAGCAAAATAGTTAAGGCCGGAACCACAGTAGTTACCATCACATCAACAGGACTCACAATCTACAATAATATCGATAGGATCAAGAAGATCATTAACGGGTAGGTGAAATCATATGGCGTTATCAAACACTGCCACGCCAAAATATTATGGCATGTTCCGTGACGCTGTAATCAGAGGCGAAATACCAGTGTGTGAGCAAGTCTCTATGGAAATGAATCGAATAGATGCATTAATTGCAAACCCTGGAATTTGGTATGACGACCAAGCTATCCAGGGTTTTATTAATTTCTGTGAGAATGAGCTTACGCTTACCGATGGAGATGATCTTCGTCTACTCGATTCGTTTAAACTTTGGGCAGAGCAGATCTTTGGTTGGTATTACTTTGTGGAGAGGAGTATCTATAAGCCATCTCCTGATGGCCATGGTGGGCATTATGTGACTAAGCGGATTAAGAAACGTCTGATCAATAAACAGTATCTGATTGTTGGTCGAGGCGCCGCCAAGTCTATGTATGCGTCATGTATTCAGGCTTACTTTCTGACAGTAGATCCAGCCACCACTCAGCAGTCCACGACAGCTCCAACAATTCGACAAGCAGAAGAGGTTTTAGCCCCAATTAAAACTGCACTTGCTAGAGCTAGAGGCCCATTCTTTAAGTTCTTGACTGAAGGCTCACTGCAGAACACTACCGGTTCTAGAGCCGACCGTGTGAAGCTCGCAAGTACTAAAAAAGGAATCCAGAACTTCATGACCAATTCCTTGCTGGAAATTGTCCCCATGAGTATTGATAAATACCAGGGGCGTAAGGATAAAGTCGTAACGGTCGATGAGTGGCTGTCGGGTGACACTAGAGAAGATGTAGTCGGTCCTGCAGCGCAGGGTGCAGCAAAAAACGAAGAGTATCTTATCATTGCAATTAGCTCCGAGGGTACTGTCCGTAATGGACCTGGCGATACAATCAAAATGGATTTGATGAATGTGCTTAAGGGCGATTACCCGGACATTCACACTTCTATCTGGTGGTATAAACTTGATTCAATCGACGAGGTAGCTGATCCTAGAATGTGGGTAAAAGCAAACCCGAATCTTGGACGCACAGTTAGCTACGAAACTTACCAATTGGAAGTTGAGAAGGCGGAGAACAATCCGGCTGTTCGAAATGATACTCTTGCTAAACGTTTTGGCATTCCAATGGAAGGCTACACCTATTACTTTACTTACGAGGAAACTCTTCCTCATAGACATAGAGACTACTGGCAGATGCCGTGTGCGCTTGGAGCAGACCTTTCTCAGGGTGATGACTTCTGCGCATTCACGTTCTTGTTCCCATTGCCGAAAGGTGCATTCGGAATCAAGACTCGAAACTACATAACCGAACTGACAATGTCCAAACTTCCTTCCGCAATGCGTTTTAAGTATGACGAGTTTGCAAAAGAAGGTAGTCTAATCGTCATGCCTGGAACTGTTCTGGACATGATGGAGGTTTACGAAGATCTGGACAATCATATTACCGAAGTTCAGTATGATGTTCGATGCTTTGGCTACGATCCTTATAATGCTAAAGACTTTGTCGCTCGTTGGGAATCTGAGAACGGTCCATTCGGTATTGAAAAAGTCATTCAGGGTGCAAAAACGGAGTCAGTTCCGCTTGGCGAGTTAAAGAAACTTGCTGGCGAACGGCTTCTTTTATTTGATGAAGATCTCATGACTTACACCATGGGAAATTGTATTGCCATGGAAGATACAAACGGAAACCGTAAACTATTGAAGAAGAGGTATGACCATAAGATTGATGCTGTTGCGGCTATGCTGGATGCGTATGTCGCGTACAAGCTCAATCGAGACGCTTTTGAGTAAAGAAGGTGAGAAAAGTGAGCAATGAACTCTATCACTATGGCGTTCTCGGTATGAAATGGGGCATTCGTAGAAGTTCATCTGCTGGACGAAGCAGCAGAGTAGGCGCAAAACTTAAGAAAAAGTATGACCAAAAGCGAGAGAAGAAAACTGAGGAACTCCAAAAAGATACTGATCGTTATGGAGTTGGTGGTGTAGCCGTTGGGCGATACGCTGGGTATAAGGCCAAACATCATATCAGGGGGCATCTCGCTAATGTGATTAATTCCTCTGCTAATGCTTATATTACCAATAGCGGCTCCAAGCATCGAATAGCAACTGGCGTAGATTATGCACGGCGAGCGAGTATCTCATACTTATCCATGCGGGATAATGCTGAGAAAATTAATGCCGTTGCTGACGTGGGTAAAGCGGCTATCTATTCTAGCAAGAAGAAACGCGAAACATGAGGAGTGATTTCAAAATGGAAAATACATTTGGCTCCAGGCTGAAACACGCCTGGAATGCGTTCGTAAACAACCGAGATCCTACGTTAACTTACCACGACATTGGTGGGGGTTTCTCCTACCGTCCGGATCGTCCTCGTTTAACTAGAGGAAATGAGCGGTCAATCGTCACGTCTGTTTACAATCGAATAGCATTGGATACGGCGGCTATTAGCATTCAGCATTGTAAGTTGGATGAGAATGGTCGTCTTCTTTCTACCATGAATTCGAAGTTAAATAATTGTTTGACTTTGGAAGCCAATCTTGATCAGACAGGACGAGCATTTATTCAGGATGCAGTTATGTCCATGCTTGACGAAGGATGCGTTGCGATTGTCCCAGTGGAAACCACGTTAGATCCTAAGATTACAGAATCTTATGACATCTTGAGCATGCGAACTGCTAAGATTTTGGAATGGTTTCCGCAACATGTTCGTGTCCGTTTGTACAATGAGCGAACTGGTAAAAAGGAAGATATTATTCTTCCGAAGAAGTCCGTTGCCATTGTTGAAAATCCGCTGTTTGCTGTCATCAATGAGCCGAACTCGACGATGCAGCGATTGATAAGAAAACTCAGTTTGTTGGATGTGACAGACGAACAGACGGCATCCGGTAAGTTGGATTTGATTATTCAATTGCCGTACATCATCAAGACCGACGCCAGACGGAAGCAGGCAGAGCAAAGACGGAAAGACATTGAGATGCAGTTGGCAGGAAGTAAGTATGGTATCGCCTATACAGATGGAACCGAGAAGATCACCCAGTTGAACCGGTCTCTCGACAATAATCTGATGAAGCAGGTTGAGTATCTTACGAACCTCCTGTTCAGTCAGCTTGGAATCACTCAGACCATCTTGGATGGCACGGCGGACGAGAAGACAATGCTCAATTACTACACTCGTACGATTGAGCCAATCATCGCTGCGATTGCTGATGAGATGAAGAGAAAATTCTTGAGCAAGACCGCTAGATCTCAAAACCAGTCGATTATGTTCTTCAGAGATCCGTTCAAGCTCGTTCCTGTGAATGACATTGCTGAAATTGCAGATAAGTTCACTCGTAATGAGATTATGACGAGTAATGAGCTTCGCCAGATTGTTGGTATGAAGCCATCTAGTGATCCTAAGGCTGATCAGTTGATCAATAGTAATCTTAACCATCCAGAAGAAACCGAGACTCCGAAAGTGGAGCCTATTGAAAACCAAAAGAAGGAGGAATGAAGTCAAAATGGAAAATTTTGATTTTAGCGGATGGGCCACACGTAATGACCTGAAGTGTTCTGATGGAAGAATCATTCGTAAAGATGCTTTCAAGAGCAACGATGGCCAGAAGGTTCCCCTTGTTTGGAACCATCAGCATAGTGACCCCAATGAAGTTCTTGGACATGCAGTGCTTGAAAACCGTGATGAAGGCGTTTATGCCTATTGCAAGTTTAACGACACAGAAAGCGGTCGGACTGCAAAGCTTCTCGTTCAGCACGGTGATGTAAATGCACTGTCCATCTATGCGAATCAGCTTAAACAACAGGGGCCTAATGTCATGCATGGCAACATTCGTGAACTGAGCCTCGTCCTTGCCGGCGCTAATCCTGGCGCATTTATCGAATCCATCATCAAACATGGTGAGGAATCTGATGAAGAAGGCATCATCTACACTGGTGAGAATATCACCCTTAGTCATTCGGAATCTGCAGAAGATCCGAAGGAGCCTGAAGACGAAGAGCTCAAGCATGCCGATGCTGGAGAAAAGAAGGAGGATTCTAAAGTGGCTGAAGAACCCAAAAAGAACGAAGGCGAAGAGACTGTCGCTGATGTGTTCAATACTCTGACTGAGAAGCAGAAGACTGTCGTCTATGCGATGATCGGTCAGGCAATCGAAGATAACGGAAAAGAAGATAACGATTCTGAAGGAGGAGACGAAGAAATGAAACACAATGTTTTTGACAAGGATACCGAAAATCAGGAGAATGTCCTGAGCCACGATGCGATGGAAACCATCATCGCTGATGGTAAGCGTTATGGCAGCCTGAAGGAGAGCTTCCTTGCCCATGCCGAGGAATATGGCATCAAGGAAATCGAAACTCTGTTCCCCGAACCCAAGAGCCTGAACAACCCGCCTGAGTTCATCAAGCGTGAGATGGGCTGGGTCCAGAAGGTCATGTCCGGCGTCCATCACACCCCGTTCTCCCGCATCAAGTCCAGCTTTGCAGACATTACGGAAGACGATGCTCGTGCGAAGGGTTACATCAAGGGCAAGCTGAAGAAGGAAGAAGTCTTCAGTCTGCTGAAGCGTACGACCACCCCGACTACGATCTACAAAAAGCAGAAGCTCGATCGCGACGACGTGATTGACATCACCGATTTCGATGTTGTCGCATGGCTGAAGTCTGAGATGCGCATGATGCTGGATGAGGAAATTGCCCGCGCGATTCTTGTCGGTGACGGCCGTCTTGCTTCCAGTGATGACAAGATCAACGAGTCCAACATCCGCCCGATCTGGAAGGACGAGGATCTCTACAACATCAAGGCCACTATTGAAGTTGACGCCGCGGCGACTCCTGACCAGAAGGCCAAGGCAGCTATTCGCGCGATCATCAAGTCCCGTAAGAACTACAAGGGTTCCGGCAATCCCGCCCTGTATACTACTGAGGACTTCCTGACCGACTGCCTCCTTCTTGAGGATGCGAACGGCCGTGTCATTTATGACACTGAGGAGAAGCTCCGCACTGCTCTGCGTGTTAGCGCCATCATCACGGTTCCTGTCATGGAAGGTCTGAACAGAACTGACACTGAAGGCAATACTCTTGACCTGCTTGGTATCATTGTCAATCTGGCTGACTACAATGTTGGTGCTGACAAGGGTGGCGCGATCAACATGTTCGATGATTTCGACATCGACTACAACCAGCAGAAGTACCTGATCGAGACTCGCTGCTCCGGTGCGCTTATTAAGCCGTTCTCCGCGATCAGCATCGAGATGAAGACCAAGGCGTAATAATTCGAGGTGAAAATTCAAAATGGCTAAGTATTATGGAAAAGTCGGCTATGCTGAGCAAGTAGAAACGGTGCCAGGAGTCTGGGAAGAGCAGATTACTGAGCGTCACTATTACGGCGACGTTGTTCGCAATATTCGGAAGCTCGAATCTTCCGGAGAAGTTAATGACAACATTAACGTATCTATGGAAATCAGCATTGTGGCCGATCCATACGCCATTCAGAATTTTCATGCGATGCGTTACATCGAGTTTATGGGTAGTTTATGGAAGATTTATAATGTCGAAGTAAACTACCCGAGACTAGTTCTGGCGATAGGGGGGTTATATACAAATGCCTAGCAGACTTAATCTGCAGACTGAGCTGGAGTCAATCCTTGGCAGTCGTAGTGTGTATTTTCAGCCACCTTCGTCAGTGCGAATGCAATACCCCGCAATCGTTTATTCCAGAAAAGACATTGAGAAGAGGTCTGCAAATGACGGTGCTTATCGGAAACTGCCAAGCTATGAAGTGATTCTTATCGACAAGAATCCCGATAGCAAATTCGTAGATAAGATCTTGGATCTTCCCTACTGTAGTTTTGATAGGCATTACGAATCGGACAATCTGAATCACGATGTCTTCACACTTTATTATTAAAAAGGAGGACAACAATATGTCTAAACTTGTTTGGGACAAGACTGGCGAACGTCTGTATGAAACTGGCGTAAAGCAGGGTGTTCTGTATGTCCAGGATGCTCAGGGCGCATACCCCAAGGGTGTGGCGTGGAATGGTCTTACGACTGTTACTGAAAGCCCGTCCGGTGCAGAGGCTACTCCTCTTTATGCGGATGACATTAAGTATCTGAACCTGATGTCCACCGAAGAGCTTGGTGGCACGATCGAAGCTTATACCTATCCGGATGAATGGGCCGAATGCGATGGCTCCGCCGCTATTACGGTTGGCGTTTACATTGGCCAGCAGCCTCGTAAGACTTTCGGCATGTGCTACAGAACCACTCTTGGCAACGATGTCGAGAATAATGCTTATGGCTATAAGCTGCATCTCATCTATGGCGCTCTGGCAGCTCCGTCTGAGAAGGCGTATGCGACTATCAATGATAGCCCGGAAGCGATCACGTTCTCTTGGGAGTTCAGCACTACTCCTGTTAACGTGGAAGGCTTCAAGCCGACTGCCAACATCGTTATCGATTCGACCAAGGTCGAGCCCGCGAAGCTTGCTGCTCTGGAAGCAGTTCTCTATGGCGATACCGAAACCGAAGCTCGTCTTCCGCTGCCTGATGAAGTTGTTCAGATTCTGGCTGCGTAAAAATCATATTTTTGAGGGGTCGTATTCAGTTAGGCTGGCGACTCCTCTTTTTTATTTGAAAGGAGAATAATGCAATGTACAAGAAAACCATCACATATACCGATTTCAACGGAAATTCTCGTAAAGAAGATTTCTATTTCAACCTGACCAAAGCCGAATGCACTCGTATGGAGATGAGCACTGAAGGCGGCATGTCCGATATGATCGATAGAGTTATCGCTGCTCAGGACGTTCCATCTCTTATCACGATTTTCGAAGACATGATTCAGAAGTCTTATGGCGTTAAGACTCCCGATGGCAGAGGGTTCGTCAAGAGAAAGGAAGATCTTGAGAACTTCATGTCCACGAATGCATATTCGGATCTTTATATGGAATTAGTCACCGATGCAAAAGCTGCGGCTGAATTCCTGAATGGCATTATTCCTAATATGCCTGAAAGCAAAGCTACTCCTCAGGTAGTTCCGAATGCTTGAGAATGATAGAGGTGACGAGGGATGCTCCAATTAGTAGTGACTCTTATTCCAGAACGATGGGATGAAGAAAAAGAGGAGTTTATTGAGCCAAAGACGACCATACTTCAATTAGAGCATTCCCTCATCTCTCTTTCTAAGTGGGAAGCCAAATGGTGTAAAGCATTCCTTTCCCAGAAAGAGCTCACAGATGTCGAAATACTCGATTACATAAAGTGCATGACAGTTACTCCAAATGTGAGACCTGAAGTATACGATTTTCTGACTAAAGCCAATATCGATGAGATTGTCAAGTATATTAGTGCTCCGATGACTGCAACTACTGTTAGGGATAGTAGAAATTCTAAGATCAATAACGAGGTTGTAACATCGGAGCTTATATACCATTGGATGATCGAATTGCAAATCCCATTTGAATGTCAAAAGTGGCATTTAAATAGACTCATAACTTTGATAAAGGTTCGAGTCGCAAAGACTAATCCTCCAAAGAAGATGAGTAAAGGCGATATTATGCGGAGAAATTCCGAGCTTAACGCCATTCGTAGGAAGCAATTAAAGACTAGGGGGTGAGAGTAGTGAAGTCTAGTAAAAAAGAAACTTTTAGTAAAAAGTGGCTTAAAACTTTTTCGAAGAAAGCCGTATTTGTTATCCTCGCTATTTCTCTTATCGATCTCCAGCTTTCTTATATTCTCGCTTTTCTTGGACGAGAGCAGATTGCAGAAGCATTATCGAGCGAGATAGCTACGGTGATCGTTGGAGTTATGCTTGGATATTTCATGAAGGCGCTTTTCGAAACATTTTTTGAAAAAAGAGAGGAAAGGTTAGCCGGACATTTCTCGGTTGAGGAGGAACAGGAACAATGACTATTTCTTTTATGATTGCGGCTCTTCTCGCAGTATCCCTGCTTACAAATCTGACTGTAGAGGGCGTTAAGAAATTGCTCGACGAAACGAAGGCAAAATATTCTTCCAATGTTCTTGCCGCTATTTTTTCGACCATTTTATCCGGAGCTATTTGCGCTGGATATTTGATCATGAATGATACGGCTTTGACAATTAAAATCGGAGTCGAAATCGCAGTACTTATGTATCTCGGCTTTCTTGTATCTACTGTCGGATATGACAAAGTAATTCAAACGTTGAAGCAGCTTCAAGATATTAAAGAGAATGACTGAAGGAGGAAATTGATATGAGCGCAAGTGCTAATGATCTGATCAGCGTCGCCCAAAAATGGGTTGGTTTCTCTGAAAAGAATGGAAAGTTCAAGGAGATTCTCAATACGTATAACTCGCATAAACCCCTCGCCAAAGGATATAAAATCAAGACTACCGATGAATGGTGTGATTGCTTTGTATCTGCATGCGCAATCAAAGCCGGCGCTACCGACTTGATTGGTACGGAGGTTAGCTGTGAAAGACATATTGCTATCTTCAAGAAGAAGGGAATCTGGATTGAAGACGGGACCATTAAGCCTAAGCCCGGTGATATTATCCTTTACAATTGGGATCAGAAGACCCAGCCGAATGATGGATTTGCCGATCACATTGGCATTGTCGAGCAGCAATATGCAAATACCATTGTTATCATCGAAGGCAACATGAACGAAGCAGTCGGTCGTAGAACCATTAATGTCGGATGGGGTTATATTAGAGGCTTTGCTCGTCCGAAGTATAGTTCTAGCACAACGACGGTGAAAACCAATAAGAAGAGCATTAACGTTATTGCGACAGAAGTTATCAGAGGCGCATGGGGTCATGGAGCAATCAGAAAGACTGCTCTTACCAAAGCGGGTTATGACTATGATGAAGTTCAGAGCAGAGTCAATGAGCTTTTAGGCGGGAAGAAACCTTCCGTTACCGTTATTGCCAAAGAGGTTATTGCCGGCAAGTGGGGTAATGGTACTACCAGACGAAACGCTCTGAAACGAGCTGGCTATGATCCTGATGAAGTTCAGAAAAAGGTAAACGAATTGCTCAAATAAAGGAGAGCTATACATGATAAAGTTCAGACAAAAGGGCGACTTCTCTAAACTCAGTCGTTATCTCGAAAGGGCTAAGGAAAAGGTTCATCTTGGCGATCTTGATAAGTTCGGTCGAGCAGGAGTTGCCGCCCTTGCGTCTGCGACATCGGTAGACAGTGGTCTTACGGCTTCGTCTTGGTATTACCAGATCGAGCGTGCGAATGGATCAGTGTCGATTTCATTTCATAACTCAAACATTCAAAATGGAGTTCCGATCGCCATAATCTTGCAATATGGGCACGGAACTGGAACCGGAGGTTGGGTAGAAGGTCGTGATTATATCAATCCGGCCATCCAACCTATTTTTGATTCTATCGCAAATGACGCATGGGAGGAGGTTACTAAACTATGAGCAAGGTTGTTGACGAAAGAGTCGTACAAATGCAGTTCGATAATAGTCAATTCGAACGAAATGTATCGACGAGTATGTCTACTTTGGACAAGCTTAAACGTAGTTTGAACTTATCCGGAGCTGCTAAGGGTCTTAGCGACGTAGGTAACGCTGCTAAAAACATTAGCTTGAATGGACTTGGTTCAGCAGTTGATACAGTCAGAACTAAGTTCTCTGCGCTTCAGGTCATGGGTGTAACCGCCCTTGCGAACATCACTAATTCGGCAGTTAATGCCGGTAAGCGAATCGTCAACGCGCTTACTCTTGAGCCAATAATGAGCGGTTTTCAAGAGTATGAGACCCAGATCAACGCTGTTCAGACAATTCTTGCTAACACAAAGAGCAAGGGCAGTACCTTGGATGATGTTAACAAAGCATTGGATGAATTGAACCTTTATGCAGATAAGACGATTTACAATTTTACGGAAATGACCCGTAACATTGGCACGTTTACTGCAGCGGGTATCGATCTGGATACTTCAGTAAGTGCAATTCAGGGTATTGCGAACTTAGCTGCAGTGTCTGGTTCGACATCTCAGCAAGCATCAACTGCTATGTATCAGCTTTCTCAGGCATTGGCTGCAGGTACGGTCAAACTGATGGACTGGAACTCAGTTGTTAATGCTGGCATGGGTGGCGAAATCTTCCAGAATGCATTGAAGAAAACATCTGAGGAACTCAATACTGGCGCAGAAGCAGCGATTAAAGCCAAAGGTTCCTTCAGAGAATCACTGCAGACTGGCTGGCTTACATCTCAGGTTCTTACAGAGACACTGAAAAAGTTCACTACCTCTGGCGCGAACGAATATGTGGCTGAGTATACTGGCCTGTCCAAAGAAGCCGTTGAGGCGGCATTGAAAGATGCCAAAGCCAAGTATGGCGAGGCTGATGCTATCAAATATGCTTCAAAAGCTTTGGCAGAGAAGTCTGGTAAGAATGAGGAAGAGATTAAGTCTGTTCTCGAGATGGCAAACACGGCAGAAGATGCTGCTACGAAGGTTAAGACGTTCACCCAGTTATGGGATACGCTTAAGGAAGCAGCACAGTCTGGCTGGACCCAGTCTTGGGAAATCATCGTTGGCGACTTCGAAGAGGCGAAAGAGCTTCTAACTCAAATCAGTGATACCATCGGCGCAATGATTCAGAGTTCTGCCGATGCTCGAAATGCACTTCTTCAAGGTTGGAAGGATCTTGGCGGTCGTGATGATTTACTTGAGGGTTTCAAGAATATTTTTAATGGTATCATGAGTGTCGTGAAACCAGTTAAAGAAGCGTTCTCTGAGGTCTTTAAGGCTATGACCCCGAAAGATCTGGTTTCTATAACCAAACGATTCCGTGAATTCACAGAAAAACTAACGTTGAGTAGTGAAGCTGCGGATAAATTAAAGAGCGTTCTTAAGAATGTATTTGAAAATCTCAAACTCGTCAAAGACGCCGTTGGTGAAAGCCTTAAGAATGCATTCAAGGGTCTTATTAGTATCGTAAAGCCGATCAAAGACGCATTCACTGAAGTATTCCATGTAATTGATCCTAGCAGCGTAGAGAAAGTTACCACCGGAATCAGCAATTTTACCAAGAAGCTTATTCTCAGCGAGGAAGCTGCGGATAAAGTAAAGCGTGCGTTTAAGGGTATTTTCTCGGTCTTTGATATTTTCAGGAAGATTCTCGGAAGTGTAGCAAAAGCCATTGGTAAATTGTTCAATGCGGATGGCGTTGCAAGCCTTGGTGATCTTCTTCTCACCGCTGCCGCATCTATCGGTGATTTCTTTACGTCGCTTAACGAAGGATTCGATGAAAGCGGACTCTCTGGAGTCTTATCTAAAATTGTGTCTGGATTCTCTAGTCTTATCTCCGGGGCCACTGAACATATGAAGGGCTTTGGCGATGTATTCTCGTTTGTTGGCGGTACGATCAAGACTGTCGCAGGTAAAATCTGGGAAGCTCTTAAAACTGTCTTTGGTTGGATCTCTGATAATGTCTCAGCTGGCGATATTTTCGCAGGCCTTGCTGGCGGAGGTATATTTGCAGTTGCTAAGAAACTATCCGGTTTATTGGGTACTGTTAAAGATGCTTTCGATAAACTCTTCGGCGATAAAGAGAATGGCATTAAGGGAAAATTTGCGGATGTAATGGATTCGGTTCATGAAACGCTTTCTTCCTTCTCTTCTGGTATAAAAGTAGCCTCGATTGTTGCCATTGCCGTTGCAATTGGTATCCTTTCGGCATCCATGAGGGGGATTTCCGAGCTAGATGCCGGACAAATTACGAAATCTTTGATAGCTATCGGCGCGATGCTTGGAATGCTAAGCATTACCATGAAATCAATCACAAAGACTTTGAGCGGTCTTGGTTCTAAAGGGTTGATAAAAGCCGGTGTATCTTTAGTACTTGTCGCAGCATCAGTTAGCATTTTGGCCGGAGCTTTAAAGAAAATGTCCGATTTGTCGCTTGCTGAACTGGCAAAAGGGCTCTTTGGAATTGGAGTTCTACTTGGCGAATTGGCACTTGGATTGAAGATCATCGGCAAAACAAAAGTATCTCTTTCCACGAGTGTCGCAATGCTTGCACTGGCTGTGAGCTGTAAAATTTTAGCAAGTGCATTACAAAAATTCGGTGAGATGTCTTGGGATGAAATTGGTAGAGGTCTCATTGGTATGGGTGGTGCCCTCGTAGAGTTAGTCGCCGCAGTTTCGATCCTAGGTAAATTCGGTGGAGGAAAGTCTCTGGTAGGTGGGCTTTCGATTCTCGTCGTTGTGCTTTCTCTTGGTAAAATGGCCGATGCACTCAAGAAATTTGGTGAGATGTCTTGGGATGAGATCGGGCGCGGTCTTGTTGCTATGGGCGGGGCCCTTGCAGAAGTCGGAACTGTTGTTGGTCTTTTGGGTGGCCTTGCTGGATTCTCTAGCATTTTCGGAGCAGGAGCAATTTTTATTGTTGTTCAAGGTCTGGGTGATCTTGCTGATGCACTTAAGAAATTTGGCGGAATGTCCTGGGATACAATAACGCAAGGATTGGTCGGCATGGGAGGAGCGCTTACTGAGGTTGGTGTTGTCGCCGGTCTTTTGGGTGGCCTCACTGGATTCTCTAGCATTTTCGGAGCAGGAGCAATTTTTATTGTTGTTCAAGGTCTTGGCGATCTTGCCGAATCATTCAAGAAATTTGGTACCATGTCCTGGGATACAATAACGCAAGGATTGGTCGGTATGGGCGGAGCTCTTACTGAAGTCGGTGTTGTTGCAGGCCTTTTAGGAGGATTGACTGGACTAGGCGGTATTCTCGGAGCCGGCGCCATTCTTCTTGCCGTCCAAAGTCTGGGTGATCTTGCTGATGCACTTAAGAAATTTGGCGAAATGACCTGGGAAGAGATCGGTCGAGGCTTAGTTGGCATGGGAGGAGCGCTTACTGAAGTCGCGGTTATCACTGGCGCTCTTGGAGCAATTGCTGGTCTCCCTGCAATGCTTGGTGGCGGAGCCATTCTTCTTGCCGTCCAAGGTCTGGGTGATCTCGCTGATGCACTAAAGAAATTCGGTGAGATGTCTTGGGATGAAATTGGTAGAGGCCTTAGTGCTATGGGTGGCGCCCTTGGCGAAATAGCTCTTGGAGGCATACTTAATACGCTATCTGGTCTCGGGGCAATCTCAATATCAGCCATTGCCGAATCCCTGGGTGTCCTGGCAGATTCTGTTAAGAAGTGGGCCGGAGTAACCATTCCTGAAGGACTTACTGGCAAACTCGCTACTTTGGCTGCGGCCGTTACAGCCTTCACATTTAGTGGAGTTGGAGCTGGATCATTGGCTATTGCTGCTCCTGCCGTTGGAACACTTGCCGATTCCGTTAAAAAATGGGGCGGCGTGGTTATTCCGGATGGCCTTGTCGATAAGATGAGTCTATTAGCCAGTGGTATTGAGAAGTTCACTTTCGCCGGTTTGGGCGCTGGCGCATTATCTGCTGCTGCTCCTGGCGTTGGCGAAATGGCAGACTCAGTTAAGAAGTGGTCTGGGGTTACCGTCCCCGAAGGTCTAGAAGCGGGATTGAACCAAATTGCTAACGGCGTTGAATCGTTCACTTTCGCTTTTGCGGGTGGTTGGTCAATTAGTGCTCTTACCGGACCCCTCGGCGATCTGGCCGGTTCGATCAAAAAATGGAAAGGCGTCTCTATTCCAGAAGACTTGGGAGACGGGTTGACAAGGCTCGCCAATGGTGTTCAAGCATTTAGCTTCGCTTTCGTTGGCGGTTGGTCTCTTAGCGCAATCACTGGTCCACTTGGCGATCTTGCTGATTCGGTAAAGAAATGGAAAGGTGTTTCCATTCCGGACGACCTAGGAACTGACCTTAAGTCTTTGGCGGATGGCGTCACTGCTTTTGGCTGGGCATTTGTCGGCGGTTGGACACTTGGAACTGTCACTGGCCCTCTTGGCGATCTTGCTGTTTCTGTTAAGAAATGGAAAGACGTGTCAATCCCAAGTACCCTTGGCAATGATTTGACCACTCTTGCAAACGGGGTAAAAACCTTTGCCGATGTTCCGGATGTAAGTGTCGCCGCTAATGGACTGAAGACCATTTCATCGGCGGCTAGCAAACTTGATGGGATTAATTATGGATATATTGGTTCCGGTCTACAGAATCTGACTAAATCGATAAAGAATCTCGCATCCATCGAATCAGTAGGCGCTTCTCTGACAAAGTTTGGAAATGAGCTGGTTTCTAAGATCGTTACTCCCATCGAGAATGCGACTAACCGGTTCAAGAATGTTGGCGGCAATCTATCCACGGCATTGGCAAGCGGGATTGAATCTCGTTTGGCCGCAATTGTTTCCAAGGTGCAAGAGGCAATGAACAAGTCTGTGAATGCCGTCACTTCCAAGCGAAGTGCCTTTAGTTCTGCCGGTATGGCTATCGCAACATCTTTAATTACCGGAATCAGCAGTAAAGCGCCTCAAGTTTCTACGGCGTTCACAACCGCCCTTCAGTCTGCCGTTTCGAGTATAAAACTTCAACGTAGCAACTTCTACAATGCAGGCGGATACCTCGTCGAAGGGTTCGCGAATGGCATTAAGGATAATGCGTTCAAAGCTCAAGCGAAGGCCATTGCTATGGCGAATGCCGCACTTCAGGCTGCTGAAGATGCTCTTGATGAAAACTCCCCGTCGAAAGAAGCCTATAGGATTGGCGACTACTTTGGCCTTGGCTTCGTGAATGCAATTGGAGATTATGGTCAGAAGGCTTATAAGATGAGCCATGAGATGGCTGATCAAGCGAGAGTTGGTTTGAGCAATGCTATTAGCCAGATCAAGAATAAGATCGATGGTGGTATGGATGTTCAGCCGACAATTCGTCCCGTTGTTGACCTCGATAATGTCAGAACCGGTGTTAATGCCATTAGCGATTTGTTCGGACAGCGTCAGTCGATTGGTCTCAATGCCAACATCAGCGCGGTCAGTTCAATGATGAATCGAAGAAGTCAAAATGGAAACAATGCAAGCATCATCTCGGCGATGGATAAGATCCATAAAGATCTTAATGGCATGAGTCGTCCGTCTTATACCATTAATGGCATCACTTACGATGATGGCAGCGAAGTTGCGAATGCGATAGAAACATTGGTTCGCGCGGCTAAAATCGAGAGGAGGGTGTAAGCATGGCAGTTAGGACGGTAGTGCAAAAAGGCGATACACTTGGCGGAATCGCTAAGAAAAATGACACAACCGTATCAAATCTTATGAATCTGAATCCGTCGATTAAGAACAAAAATCTGATATATGTTGGTCAGTCTCTTACCGTCAGTGGCGAAGCAGAGAAAGAGTCTAGGACCGTCGCCAATCAACCGATTGTCGATCGTTTGGGTCTTGTTTCGACAACTAGACGAACCGTTTATGCTGCTTGGACATGGAGTAAGCATAGTACGACTAAGGAGTATAAAGTAGTTTGGTATTATTCCTGGGGTGTTGGAATCGCGGTTCGTGATGATAGCACGACTAAAAACCAATATAGTACATTTACTCCGCCGGACTATGCCACTCATGTTACGATCGTCGTTATCCCTGTCGCTCAGACCAAGAAAGTTGGTAATTCGGAGGTTGCTCTCTGGACGGCTCGAGCGTCTACTAGTAAAACTTACTGGTTTTCGCAGAATCTTCCGGAGACTCCTCCGTCTCCCACAGTCACGGTCAAAGACTATACTCTGACAGCTGAGCTGACGAACCTTAATCTTGAGAATGCTACTCACATTCGTTTCTGGGTCGCAAAAGAAGGGTCGAGCAGCGCATATAAGGTTTCAGACGACATCCCGATCGTTAATGGTCGAGCCTCCTATTCATGCACAATAACTCCTGGTGATACTTATATTGTTCGATGTAAGTCTATTGGCAAATCGGGAGAAAGTGCATGGTCTGATAATTGGTCAGATGGAAGTGAGACAAAACCTGCCGCACCCAGTGGAATTACGCAGTGTCGTGCCGTATCTCCGACGTCAGTTTATATTCAATGGAATCCAGCCGTATCGGCGGCAAGCTATGACATAGAATATACCACAAACGAAGATTACTTCGATGACTCGAATGCGACGAGTAAACTGACAACGCAAAAGACTAGTTACACGATAACTGGTCTCGAGTCTGGCAAGCAATATTTCTTCCGAGTGAGGGCCACTAATGACCAGGGAAGTTCTGAATGGTGTAGTCCTAAGTCTGTTATTATCGGAACGAAGCCGGCTGCACCGACGACTTGGTCTTCAACGACGACAGCCATTACGGGTGATGAATTGATTCTGTATTGGGTTCACAATTCTGAAGATGGTTCAAGTCAAACGTATGCAGAACTCGAATTGAACATCAATGGAACTAGTACTGTGAAGACAATCAAGAATTCCACTGAAGAAGATGAGAAGGACAAGGTTAGTTCGTACAAGATCGATACGACATCAAATCCCGAAGGATCTAAAATCTTGTGGCGTGTTCGCACGAAGGGAATCACTAACGAGTATGGCGATTGGTCGGTCCAAAGAGTTATTAACATTTACGCTCCTCCGTCTCTATCCATTAGCGTAGTTGACCAAAACGGTAATACGATCGAACAGTTGAGTTCGTTCCCAATCCACATTTCTGGTATCGCTGGCCCTAATACCCAAACTCCTATTGGCTATCATTTGTCAATCTTAAGTGAAGAAGCGTATGAAACTGTTGATCATATCGGAAACGTCAAAATGGTTAATAAAGGCGGGACCGTATACTCCAAGTACTTTGATATTTCTGAGGAACTGAGCGTAGATCTTTCGGCAAGCGATTTGGACCTCGAGAATAACATCAGTTATTTGGTAACGTGTACGGTTTCGATGGACTCTGGTTTGACCGCTGATGCGTCTGCAAAGTTCATAGTAAATTGGACCGATGAAGAGTATCCTCCAAATGCCGAAATAGGTATCGATACAGATACTTATTCAGCCATAATAAGACCTTATTGTGAAGATGAGTATGGGTCCCCGATTACGGATGTTTTACTATCAGTCTATCGAAAAGAATTTGATGGGCGATTTACGGAGATCATCAAAGACATCGAGAATGTTAAAAATTCTTATGTCACGGACCCCCATCCGGCATTGGATTACGCGAGGTATAGAATTGTAGCCATGTCTAAAACGACAGGAGCAATTAGTTATTACGATCCTCCTGGTTATCCTGTCGGCGGAAATGCAATAATCCTTCAGTGGGATGAAGTTTGGTCAACGTTTGAAAGCGGAGAACAGGGAGAAGAAATTATCGAAGTTCCGTGGACTGGGTCAATGCTAAAGCTTCCTTATAACATCGATATTTCCGATTCTCATCAGCCGGATGTCGAACTCGTTGAGTACATTGGTCGGATGAATCCAATCAGCTACTATGGTACTCAGCGTGGTGAAACTGCTACATGGAATGTTGACATCGATAAGAAGGATGCGGAGACCCTCTATGCATTAAGGCGTCTTGCTAATTGGATGGGGGATGTCTATGTCCGTGAGCCTTCTGGGAGTGGCTATTGGGCAAACGTCGTGGTGTCATTTAGCAGAAAGCATCTTGAAACAGTCATTCCAGTAACGCTTGAGATCGCACGAGTGGAAGGAGGTATGTGACATGCCTGATTGGTTATCATCGATGCAACAGACTTTCGAGCACTATATAGTCGATCCTAACACATGGAAAGATGTCAAGCTTGTGGACAAGGTCAAATCGTGCACAATTCGGAGAGATTCTGATGCGGAAACGCTTGGATCTGCGACGATCGATATGACCGAGTCAATTGGCGAATGCTATATCCGGACGTACCTCGTTACAATTCAAAATGGAATTCGAGAACGCTTCCCATTGGGCACTCATCTTATTCAGACTCCATCCTTGGGCTTTAATGGAAAACTCCAAAACATTTCGATGGATGCTTATACTCCATTGATTGAGCTCAAAGAAAGCCCCCCACCTCTCGGCTATTCGATATTCAAGAAGTCTTGTGTTATGGACATTGCGTATCGTATAGCTCGAGAGCGTGCTCGGGCCCCAGTTGTTAAAACCGAATGCTCGACTCCACTGTCGATGGACTTTACTGCCAGTACAGATGACACATGGTTGACTTTTCTCAGTGATCTGATAGCTAATGCGCGATACGAGTTTGCTCTGGACGAGATGGGGCGTATCCTTCTATCACCAATGCAAGATACTGCTTCTTTGCAGCCTGTTTGGACTTATACAGATGATAATAGCTCCATCCTTTACCCCGACATTAGCGTTGATCGAGATCTTTACGGCATACCAAATGTAGTGGAAGTCATCCATTCAAATGGAGCCGGCTACTATTTTGTTAGAGCTGTTAACGATGATCCGAATAGCGTTACCTCTACTGTTCAACGAGGACGAGAGATAATTCATCGCGTTAGCAATCCCGATTTGGTTGGCGATCCGACAGAAAGTCAGGTCAAAGACTATGCGAATCAGCTTCTTCGAGAACTATCTGTCTTGGAGTACACGGTGACTTATACGCATGGTTATTGCCCAGTTCGGTTAGGTGATTGCGTTCGTCTGAACTATGCAAGAGCTGGTATCACAGATATTAAGGCCAAAGTCATTAGTCAAACAATTAAATGTGAACCTGGGTGTCCGGTTACTGAAAAAGCCATATTCACGGCTAGATTGTGGGGGTGATGTAGAATGGGATTGTCAAATGAATTGATTTCTCAATTCGCTAAGATCACCAATGATAGAAAAGTAAGCAGAATTGATGAGGCCACACTTTATGGGGAAGTCGTTGAGTACGACAACATGCTATGCGTAAAGTTTGATGGCTCCGAGGAAATTACTCCGGTGACTACAGTCGTTGAAAAAGATGATGATGGAAACATTATCAACTATAAATACGGCGCAGCGAGTGTTAAGACTGGCGATCGAGTCTCGGTAAATCTTAAGAATCATTCGGCTACAATCACTGGTAATCTTTCAGATCCTCCACCGAGTCGCGCGGAGTTTAATGTCGGAGAGGACTCTATTCTTGCTAGGGTCGATGATGTTAGTCTAAGAATAGATACGCTCGGCATCACTGTGAATGGACTGACTACATTCACAAATGGTCTTTCGAATGGGTCAACAAGTATCGATGGAGGATGCATAAAAACAGGAACTATCGATGCCAGTCGGTTAAATCTTTCTGGGTCTATAACCTTTGGCGATTTGGCTACGGATGCTGCAGATAAGATAAACGGAGCGGTCAATGCCGCTAACGATGCTCAAAGTGCGGCAGACGCTGCTCAGAGCGCTGCTGATGCAGCTCTATCCACGGCAGAAGATGCGAATGCTGTAATCGAAAACTGGGGATACACTTATGGCGGCACTACTTATATAGACGGGCAAAAAATATTAACCGGAACCGTTACTGCTTCTACATTACAAGGCGGGTCGATTCAATTGCTCGATCGAAATGAGTTAGTGGCAGCTGATTTTGGATTGACGGGAGCGAGTTCATACGATGGTCGAAAACTTCTTGTTGAGTCAGGGGCTATTGAACTGTCAGCTCAGTATGGTTCTATATTTCTAGAAAGTGGATACCAAACTTGGCTTCAGATTGGCGACGATGTTGCTTGCAAAGGTGATCTAAGACCGAATAGTAGTAATAGTTGGTCCGTTGGAACCAGTGGTTATAAATGGACTGACATTTATTGCTCTAATGGGACCATTGTCACGTCCGATGCGGAAAAGAAAAAAGACATTAATCATGATTTGACCAAGTATGATTCATTCTTTAATTCTCTTTCCCCGTGCACTTATAAGTTTGTCGATGGTGAAAGTGGAAGAACTCATCTTGGAATGATCTCTCAAGATGTCGAGAAGGCTCTGGTTGCTTGCGATATTTCCGCCATGGAGTTTGCCGGATTTGTGAAGTCTCCGAGAGAAAACGAGGACGGTAAATACGATTATGCCCTTAGGTATACCGAATTTATTCCTCTGCTGGTGTGGCAGGTGCAAAAATTAAAAGCTCGTGTGGCGGAACTGGAGGAGACCAATGGATGAAATTCTAAAGAAGCTCGATGAAGCATATAAAGCGATCTCATCAATTCCCGTGGCTGGTGATGCAGTAGATGCGATGGCTGTAGCTAGAGCTCATTTACGAAAAGCATATACCGAACTCAAGCAAATAAAGAGTGAGGAGGAGAAAGAAAATGAGTGAAACTATTCTTGTCGCATTGCTGTCTTTTCTGGGCACTGTCCTTGGTTCTCTCTTTGGGATTCTGACAGCAAACAAATTGACCAATTATCGAATTTCGCAGCTCGAGAAAAAAGTCGAAACTCACAACAAGGTCATTGATCGAGTATATAAGCTTGAAAAACATGATGCTGTTGTCGACGAAGAGCTTGCTGTGGCAAACCATAGAATCAGCGATCTCGAAAAAGCAGTTCCTCATAATTAAACAAAAAGAGGCTCCGTCACTACGACAGGGCCTCTTCTTTTTATTTCAAAATGGATTGCTGTAGAGCCATCGGGATGAATTACTACCCCATGAGTAAGGGCTTAAATGTACCCTAAATTAGTCACACTTAAGCTCGATTGTTATCTTATAAGGGGGAGTGTGGTAGTGTAAACCTTTTGAAATCTCGAAACCATATTTCTCGGCGTTCTCTTTTGATATCCGTACGTTCGGATCTCGTTCGTACACCATTTTAGAGATTACCATTTTCAAATATTGGTTCTTTGTTTTAGCATCCAATTCAGGATCTTCCAATATTCTAAGAGCATCGGTGGTCTTTATCAATTCTTCTCGATAATCTACGTGCTTTGGCATAGAGTCTCTTGCTTTGTCGAGTGCTTTATTTACTTCCTCTTTTTCTTTTAGCACTTTCTCGTTGAGTTTAGCAAAGATATGCTGAGGAAGTCGCTTGTTTGGATCAGGATCATACTGCGCATCCCACTGGTCTATTTCTTTCTTCTCTAAGTCTTTGAGTTGCTTTTCTAGGCGTTCTACGAGGTCTCTATGCAGCTTAAAAGAGTCGTCGCGATCATTCTCTATCCTAACTTCGAAGTCTTCTATACAGTCTCTTAGGACCTTACGGACATAATTAAATACTTCTTGGAAATTTACAGATCCAGTTTTGCAGTGAACTTGATTGTTACATACGAGTTTAGGTGGAGCGTATTCGATCCCGTTTCGTGTGTAAGTGTTATAACCAATCTTATGCCCGCATTTCTTGCAGAACATAATTCCACTAAATGGATTCTTAAGAGTTAGGTCTCTTCGAGTTCGATGACGTTTACCTCTTATCTCACGAGCTTTGTTAAACTGCTCTTCAGAGATGATCCCATCATGCTTACCTTCGAATAGTAAGAACTCGTCCACTTTTGCTTTTGGACGTAACTTCTTAATCTCTTGGTCTTCAATAATCTTTACGGTCTTTCTCCAATTCCACCGTGTGCAGCCAATGTAATGATGGTTTTCCAGTATGCTGAATATTATACTCGGTTTCCATGTCTTACAACCCGTCTTCGTTTTTGCTCCTATGCTTTCGAGTCTTCTGCAAATAGCGGTCACACCGATATCTTCCTCGCAATACCAGTTAAAAATCATACGAACTACGTCAGCTTGATCCTCACGTTCGATTAGTGTATAGTATGACTTTTTACCATTAGCTTCGAATTTCTCGATTCGATCAAAGCCATAAGGTGCAGTTGACCCTACATAATTACCCTCCTTAACACTTAGCAACTTTCCACGAGCTTGTATCTTCTTGAAATATTCAAGGTATTCGTTACCTCGTTTGAGTTCTCGCTCAAATGCATCTCTATCATACTCATCACGTAAGTCATATATTTTCATAGGTGTGATTACATACGTATTCGTATACCGAAGTAACCTTATGAGTCTACCAGCATCCTCGAGATCACCACGACTTAGACGTTGCACATCAACCACAATTATAGCTTTAACAGCCGGGTCCTCTATATCTTTAAGTAGACGAGTTATTTCTGGACGGTCTTTAAGCGATTCACCACTACCAACTTCCATATATTTGTTTTCTGGCGGTATTGGTCCACCAAGGTATTTGATTGCGTATTCTTCGATAATTTTACTATGTTTCTCCAAAACTTCTTCAGTTGTTAGCAAAGGGTCATCCGTACGCGACTTTCGACCATATTCTCTTGTGTCGTAATAATAAAACGTTGGATATTCTTTATACATTTTGCTCTTCCTTTCTATGATATGGTGCCAGGGGGGGGAATAAGTTGGCATCACCTCCTTCACATAAAAACAGTCTCCCGTATGCTGATACGGCTCTGCTCCAAGAGCAAAAACTATTTCTTTTATTTTTCTCTTTGATGGATTAAGAACTCGGCATATTCTACAAGTTTGTTATGTTCTTCGTCTGTGAATACATATTTGTTAAATTTCTTGGCCCAAACTCTGAACCGTTTAAGTCGTATGTTATCTTCATGCTCAACAGATAATCGATAATAGTCTGTAATTGTGTCAATTGCGGAGGTTGGTTTGTCGTCCCAACCCATTAAGTATGCTGGAGTCGTATTAAGCGCCTTAGCCAGTGGTCCAAGTATATCCATCGGTAGATTCTCTATATCTCCTTTCTCATAGCGATAAACCGTGGTTCGGTTCTTGTTTAGCTTCTTAGCCAATTCGTCGACTGACAAGTTTAGTTCTTTTCTTCTTTCTCTAATCCGTTTTCCTACGTCCATATAACGCACTTCCTTTCTGTACAGTCATCAGTATAGCATTGATATTTGCGTATATGCAAATTAAAAGCAAATTTAGGTTAAAATTGTTGCATTTTATGCACAAAAAACCTATTGACAGAAAAATTGGAATGGTGTTATCTTTTATTTGTTGCATGAGACGCAACTAGAAAGAGGTGTGTGCATTGGATGCAAATAAATTAATTTTTAAAATTTTTGAGAAGAGCTTACATGTTGACACAGCCGCTGAGTTGTATAAGCAAATTACCAACAATGACACTATCACAATCGGCGATGCTCTTAGACTGAAAGAAATTTTAGATTTAACTAATTCAGAAGCAATTGATATTTTCTTATCTTAGAGGTGTTTACATATGAAAACATATAGATTTAAAAATGCCACTATATATGTAAATGGTGAAGTTAATAAGGAACGATTAAGAAAAGCCACTATTAAACTCATTAAAGACTCCTATAAGTATAAGAAGGGAGCGACGAAGTAATGAGCACAATTATTCGGCCAGAGGTTTCACGAAAGAATAAATACTGGATTAATAAACATCGGCATTATGAGTTGAAGCATTTTTGCTTACAGTATCCTGAGTGGAAACGAGCTTATTATTCGAGTCCGTCCATTTCTTCATCGATTAGCGATGAACCATCAAGAGGTAATTCATACGGAGATCCAACCGCAAAACATGCTATTCGCAGAATCCATTACATAGAACGAATTAAACTGATTGAACGTTTGGCGGGGGAAGCTGATGAAAATTTACATAACTATATTCTCAAGGGCGTTACTGAAGGGCTATCTTATACGCATTTGAGAACTAAATTGAATATTCCATGTAGTCGAGATATGTACTATGATCGGTACAGAAAATTCTTTTGGCTACTTGATAATGCAAAGGACTAAGGAGACGGTGACAATGAATTCAAGAGTAGAACTTAGAACTAGAGCTAGAAAACTTAGAGGCTTGATGAATCTGCTAGCAGATGATATTCATAACTTGAACGCCGATGCTGATGATCACGACTTATTATGTCTGGTGGAATCTATACATGATGTAAAGGAAACGTTACAAATGTTTACGGACGGGATCGTTGAGCTTGAGTACGCTTTGTATCTAGCAAGCCAAAGACAATCGCGAAATTTACAATCTACTTTATGAGGGAGCCGATGATGGCTCTTTCTTTTTTATATTCTCTAACCTAGGTTAAAGAATTCTATCCTAGATTAAATAGTTCATATTTTCCGTACGGAGGTTACCAGAGATAATGCTATTTTAGTATTGCGAAAAATCCCCGGATGGAAATTTTGAAAAATCATTTTAGAAAGGAGAAACAGTAATGATCTATTTAATCGTCGGAGTGATCGTAGGGGCAATTGGATATGCCATATGTCAGCGCATATTCGTGGCTCATGGGACTTTGCGAATCGACCACTCTGATCCGGAGAAAGACGTTTATCGATTTGAGATTGATGATCTGGAGAAATTGAATAGGAAAGCTTACGTCGAACTCAAAATTGACCATCATGCGGATCTTTCGCAAAAATAACAAGTTCTGTTATGGAACAGTAGTTCACTATATTTGAAAAGGAGCAAGACAATGAGCATTCAAACTGATTTGAGGGAAGAATTCACGAATGAAATCAATGAATTGAGCAGAGTGGAATTCGGCAGCGAAAAGTATAAAGTTGGTGTAGCAGGTGTCGTACAGCTTGCGGATCGATTGATCGAGATTTCAAAGTTGGACAGCGAGGATGAGAAACTCGATATTGAGCGGCAGAAGCTTGAGATCGAGAATCAAAAACTCGAAGAAGATCGGAAAGATCGAAAGACAAAGAACCGCATTTCTGTATTTGGTATTGCTGCCCCGGCTGTAATCGCAGTCGTTGGCGGAGTCGCTATGTTCGTTTACGAAGAGCGTGGCAGTATTACATCCCAGGTTGGCAGAAAGATTATTGACAAGTACATTTTCAGAACAAAGTAAACAATGTTACGAAGCGGGAGGTTATGGAAACATAGCCTCTTGCTTTTTCTGAGGAGGCCCCATGCGATATCACTACGAAAAGCCGTCCGTATATTTGTCAATGTACGGCTCTACATATAATTGCAATCATCCGGTATATAGCACATGCACACTCTTTCAAATAGATAATAGAGGTCTGGCGGTTATCCAGCAACGATTTGATAAGGAGACAAAAAGAACCTGGTGGGGTGAAATAGATCCATGGTTAAACGATACATTATATTTACACCCGGGTTTTAAGAGGTACTTTGATGAACGCTCTGGTACGTGTACGGACGGGTTATATCCAACTGTTACAATAAGACAAATTATGTGGGCCTTAAAGATTAAACCCATACCTAAGAAGCGCTGGGAGACAACATTCGACAGACGAGATATTTGACAATTCGCGCCATTTACATGTCCCTTTATGAGTAATTAACGAAAGGAGAATGGAGATGGACGAATTGAAAATGAACCTATCTAGCAAATTTATGAGAGGGATTGTTACTAAAATAATTTCCAAAGCAGTGTATAAGAAGACCGGCTACAAAGTAGAAATCGATCTTAACAATATAAATGTGGAGGTTATTAATGGTAAAGCCTATATTCATGTAGATGCGGATGCGGCGATTGACAATGAGGAACTAATGAAGATCGTTAAGAACATTAAAGATTGAGCCAGCAATGGCTCTTTCTTTTATATTCGCGAAAATTGCAAGTCGTATTATGAAAGGATGACAGTTAGCTTTTGGGAGCAAATATCGTGTAGGATGTTCAGTCCGGTTCGAATCCGGGTGCTGGTCCTTTCTTTTTTGTTTTCCACTAAACCACGAAGGGTGAGAGAAATGAACAGATTATTGAATGCTTCAAAACTGTTTGTCAAACGCAATGGCTCTACAATTTTAACTTGCGCAGGAGGTGCTGGTGTAGTTGCTACTACCATATTAGCGGTAAAGGCAACGCCGAAAGCTTTAGCACTTATCGAGCATGCAAGAGAAGAGAAAGGTGATCAGCTTACCAAGTTCGAGGTTGTTAGCGTAGCAGCGCCTGCTTATATTCCAACAGTTTTAATAGGCGTATCTACAATCGCTTGTATATTTGGAGCGAATGTACTGAATAAGAGAACTCAAGCGTCCTTAATGAGTGCTTATGCTTTACTCGACAGTTCTTACAAAGAATACAAAAGTAAGGTCGTAGATTTGTATGGAGAAGAGGCCGATTTACGAGTAAAAGAAGAAATCGCAAAAGATAAGTACGCAGGTGACGGAAATAAGCTAGATAATGATAAAGTACTTTTCTATGATGAGTTTTCAGGCCGATATTTTCAATCGACAACCACAGATGTACTTAAAGCTGAGTACGCAGTTAACAAAAAGTTATCTACTTGGGGCGGAGTATATTTGAATGAATTCTATGAGCTGGTCGGTTTACCTAAAACTGATTATGGAGATCATTTGGGTTGGTCTGCAGCAGGTATGTATGAAATGCATTGGGAAGAATGGCTTGATTTCTGTCATGAAAAGTTCATGCTCGATGATGGCCTGGAGGGATACATTATCACATTTAATCATGAACCAATTCCAGGATTCGAAGAGTATTGAGTCGCGAAAATTGCAGATGGTATTATGAAAGGAGATGAAACTAAAATGGAAAAAATCGATGTTGTTAAGGTAGTCAAGATTGCGGCAACAGTCATGAGCGTGGCAGGAATGCTTGCTTCCGGCTGGGCTGGCAGTAAAGAAAACGAAAAAACATTGGAAAAGCTTGTAAAGGATCATTTCGCAAACGAGTAAGAGGGCCTACGGGCCTTCTTATTTTTATTTGAAAGGAGAACACCCCATGAGCAATTTTAGCATGACAAATGTCACTACAAATGTTCGGAAATTCGTAAGCCAGCGGAGTCCAGAAATTCTTACCGGAATTGGGATTGCCGGCATGATTACCACTACGGTACTCGCTGTTCGAGCAACCCCAAAAGCGCTTGAGCTTATCGATGAGAAGAAAGCTGAGAAATGGGTAGATAAGTTGTCGCCTTTAGATACAATAAAGGCCGCTTGGAGACCCTATATTCCAGCGATGGTAACTGGCATAACGTCGACATTTTGTCTAATCGGAGCAAGTTCAGTGAATATGAGACGCAATGCTGCGCTTGCTACCGCGTATAAACTTTCTGAAACTGCATTAACGGAGTATCGTGAAAAAGTGATCGAGACCATCGGGGAGAAGAAAGAGCAAACCATTCGCGACAGAGTCGCCGAAGAGCGTGTGAAAAAGAACCCGGTTAGTAAAAGTGAAGTCATTATCACAAATAATGGTAGAACATTGTGCTTTGATACGATTTCCGGACGATACTTCTATTGCAGTATCGAAAAGATCAAACAGGCAGAAAACAAGCTCAACAAACAGATGATTCACGAATTCTCTGGGTATGTATCGCTGAATGATTTCTATGACGAAATCGGGTTGGACCATACTAGTGTTGGAGATGACCTTGGATGGAATACCGACAAACTCATCGATATCAACTTTAGTTCCCAGCTTAATGACAATGGTGAACCGAGTGTGGTATTGGATTATTTAGTGGCGCCTCAGTATGGATACTATAAATTCTCGTGATTCGCGAAAATTACAATGGGTTTTATGAGGTAAAAACCTAATATATTTATTCGAAAAGGAGAATAACATTATGAGCAAAGAAATTAAAGACGTAAACGTTGAGGAAGTCGAAGGCACTATCGAGGAAACCAAAGAGGGATTTGGAGCTAAGGTACGTGGATTCGTGAAGAGAAACGGCAAGCAGATTGCACTTGGTGCAGCCTTCATTGGCGCTATCGGATTGATCTATGCACTTGGCAAGAATTCTGATGTGATTTCGGATGAAGTCATTGACGACTTTACGGATGTCGTTAAGGATGAAGCTACGGATGTTGTAACTGATGCGTAAAGATTAGTAATACCCCAGACTGGAGAGTATCTGAAATATGGTACTCTCTTTTTTATTTTTGAAAGGAGGCGTTCTTGGTGAACGAAGAATATAAACCCAATTCGCATAAGTTCAGAGAAGGCGAAATGGCTACTGCGGATGACAAGAAAATTGAAAAAGTCGTCAAAGGTAAAGTACGAACGAAGCCTAAGAGCGGGATCAGCAAAATTAGCGAGGTCTTCATTGCTGAAGATGCGAAAAATGTCAAATCGTATATTCTTATGGATGTACTTGTTCCGGCCGTTAAAAAAGCAATTTCAGATATCGTTAGAGATGGTATCGACATGCTTCTTTATGGCGAATCGCCAAGGAAGAAAGTTGGCTCTGCATCTCAATACGTATCCTATCGCGATTACTCTCGTCGTGATGATGACCGATTTAGAGACCCTCGTGATTCACGTGTGAGGTCTGGCTACAATCACGATGACATCATTCTCGAAACTCGCGGTGAAGCAGAAGAAGTATTGACTCGTATGGACGAGCTTATTGATACATATGGGGTCGTTTCAGTGGCGGATCTGTACGATCTCATTGGTAAGACATGCGAGTATACGGACAACAAATATGGTTGGACAAATATTCGTAATGCCGAGCCCATCCGAGTTCGTGATGGCTATATGTTGAAGCTGCCTAAGGCACTTCCTATTAAATGATAAAGGAGAATGATATTTATGAATAAAAATGAAATCATGACAAAAATGACTCGTACACTGAACAGAACGGGTCTTAAACTCAGAAAGCATAGCCCTGAGATTCTTCTTGCGGCTGGCGTTGTCGGCGTTGTAACCAGTGGCGTTATGGCGTGCAAGGCGACACTTAAAGTGGAAGAAATCATCGATGATGCTAAGAACAAAATCGATATGATTCATACTGTGTCGGCAGATCCGGACATGAATGAAAAGTACTCTGAAGAAGATTCTAAGAAGGATTTGGCAATCGTCTATACTCAGACTGCAGTTAAACTTGTGAAACTGTATGGCCCGTCCGTAGCACTTGGTGTAGTATCTTTGGGTTGCATGATTGGGTCCAATCGAATTCTCAATAAGCGTAATGTCGCTCTGGCCGCTGCATATACAGCTGTAGATAAGAGCTTTAAGGAATATCGTGGCCGTGTTATTGAACGTTTTGGAAAGCAGCTTGACAAGGAACTCAAGTACGGCATTAAAGCTGAGGAAGTTGAAGAAGTTTCTGTTGACGAAAAGGGCAAAGAGACTACACAGAAGACTACTCTTGAAGTTATGGACCCGAATGCCTATAGTCCGTATTCCATCGTATTTGATGATGGTAATACTGGCTGGGACCCTGATCCGGAGCTTACGAAGTATTTCCTTATTCAGCAGCAGAACTGGGCAAACGATCGTCTGAAAGCTAAAGGTCATCTGTTCCTGAACGAAGTTTATGACATGCTTGGCGCAAAGAGAACCAAAGCTGGTGCTCAGGTGGGCTGGGTTTACGACGAAAAGAATCCGGTTGGCGACAACTATGTCGATTTTGGAATCTTCGATATTTACAATCCGAAGTCCAGAGATTTTGTGAATGGATACGAAAAAGTTATCGTTCTCGATTTCAATGTTGACGGAGTGATTCTGGATTTGATTTGAAGGGGACTGGATGACGTTGGGTCTGGAAACGCGATGCAAGATATATTTGATTACCCCTGGCGTTATCCAATGTGAAAGGAGAACTACTAATGACTGGTAAAGATTTGATTATTTATATCCTGCAGAACAATCTTGAAGATGAGGTAGTTCTTAGTGATGGCTTTTTCGTCGGTTTCATGGATCAAAACGAAGCGGCTGCTAAATTTAGCGTGGGAGTCTGGACTATCTGGGCTTGGTATTCTATCGGAGCGATAGACGGTATCAAAGTCGGAGATGATCTATATTTTCGTAAGGATGTACAAGATCCAAGAAGAGGAGAGATGACTCATGAACGTTAAATTAAAACGTATGTCATATACATTCATAGCAGTAGCTAGTATTTGTTTTGTGACCGGAATTGCGGTTTTGTCTCAGCCAGAGGGAGATGAAACCGTATGGACCGACTAGAAGAAACTATGTCAACAATTGTATATTTGACAGCAAACAAAAAGAAACGACATATCATAGGCGGGGTTCTTCTGAGCGTATCGCTCCTTTTCGGGGGCCTTGCCATGACTGTCATGTCTATTAAGAACGAGGAGAAAGACGAATATGAGCAAGACGTCGACTAATTTGTTTATATTTGCTGTTGGAGCCGCTATCGGCTCCGCAGTAGCTTGGTTGTATGCCAAGAAATACTATGAGAGAATTGCAGATGAAGAGATCGAGTCCATGAAAGAATGGGTGAATCGTAGAGTTGCTGAACACGAGAAGGTAACATCTGACACCAATGTTCCTGAAGAAAAGTCTATGCCCAGCATGAAGCCAGATCTTATGGAATATGTCAAGAAGGTGACGGATCTCGGGTATATCGATTATTCTCGTACACATGACGATCCTAAAGAAGATGCAAAAGAGGAGGTGGAAGAAGACGTGGACGACTATATTTACGTAATTAAGCCAGACGAATTTGGGGAATGTGACTATGATGAGGTTAGTCTCACATACTATGCTGATGGGATCTTGACAGATGAACAGGATGAACCCATTGAGGATTTGGCAGGCACCGTCGGAGAAGATTACATGACTCATTTCGGTGAATTCGAAGATGACTCAGTTTTCATTAGAAATGAGCGTTTGCAGGTCGATTTCGAGATCCTCGCAGATCAAAGAAATTACTCCGACCTTGCTAAGAATAATCCAAATCCTATGGAGGATGAATGAATCGACATGAAATAAATAATCTATATTTTCAGTGGCTGTACGATTGGGTGTGTAAGGATCGATTCCATCAGGATATTTCTTATAAGAAGCTCCTGATGCATCTTCATAGTACTGAATTCACGTACGCCATTCAAAGAGATCAAAACCGAGCCGAAGATGGCATAAATATGCGTTATCGTTTCGCTAAGACTGCAGGCCTCAATGAGCCTGTTAGTTTTATCATGGATTGTCTTGATGGACCATGCAGCGTATTTGAAATGATGCTTGCTCTAGCAAATCGTTGTGAGGAAGACTACATGGACGATCCAGCATTCGGTGATCGGACGGTTCAATGGTTCTGGGGTATGATTGCCAACCTTAACCTCGGTTCCATGATTGATACTAGGTATGATAAACGTTATGTCGATGACGTTCTTTATAACTTTCTTCATAGAAAATATGATCGAGACGGAAGAGGTGGGCTGTTTAGGGTTCGTAACTGCCCAGACGACATGCGTAAAATAGAAATCTGGTATCAAATGTGCTATTACCTAGACACATTCGTGTAGTTTTACGGTGAAAGGAGAAAGAACGAAGTGATTGATTTCTTGATGATTTCTACCCGTAATACTAAAAGCGGTGTAGAGATTCTGCCGAAATTCATCATTAAACGTTCAACCGATCTGATGATCCGAGGCGGCGACTTTTACGCTATTTGGCTAGAGGATCGCGGCATGTGGTCTACGAACGAGCAAGACGCACTCGAGCTTATCGACAAAGAGTTGGATAAGTATGTTGAAGAATATCGCAAAAAGTACAGCAACGAACCCAAGGTATTCCATATGTGGGACGCTGAATCTGGGATGATTGATCGTTGGCATCGATATTGTCAGAAGCAAATGCGAGACAATTATCACATGCTTGATGAAAAATTGATATTCTCCAACATGGAACCGAATAAAAAAGATTACGCGAGTAAACGGCTACCATATCCTCTTGAGGATGGCGATTGCCCTGCATTCAAGAAATTGATCTCCACTCTCTACACGGAGGAGGAGCGTCTTAAGATTGAATGGGCAATTGGTTCTATTGTGACCGGTGACTCAAAGTCGATCCAGAAATTCATGGTTCTTTATGGCGCAGCGGGTACAGGTAAATCGACAATTTTGAATATTATCCAACAGCTATTTGAGGGTTACTATTCGGTCTTTGATGCAAAAGCATTGGGATCGTCTAGTAACTCTTTTGCGTTGGAAGCATTCAAGTCGAATCCGCTTGTGGCGATCCAGCATGATGGCGACTTGTCAAAAATCGAGGATAACACACGGTTGAACAGTCTTGTCTCCCATGAGGAAATGACAATTAATGAAAAGTTTAAGTCGACATATTCTAACAGGTTTAAATGCTTCTTATTTATGGGCACGAACCGTCCTGTTAAGATCACGGACGCAAAGTCTGGTTTGCTTAGACGACTAATTGATGTCACTCCTTCAGGGAATAAGTTGAGTCCGAAGGAATATAAAACGGTCACGAAACAGGTGTCATTTGAACTTGGTGCGATTGCAAATTATTGCAAGGAAGTATATTTGAGTGATCCTGGCAGATATGACAATTATGTTCCTACGCTGATGATGGGTGCATCCAATGACTTCTACAACTTTATGGTTGACTCGTACCATATTTTCTTGAAGGATAATGGAACGACTCTGAAAGCAGCATGGGAGATGTATAGAACATATTGCGAGGATGCTAAAGTTCCATATCCTTTCTCTCAACGAATTTTCAAAGAAGAGCTTAAAAACTATTTTTGGGAGTTCGATGAGGAAAGTGATGGCACCGAGCTTCGTAACCAGTACACAGGTTTCCGTACGGACGTATTTGAAAAAAGTAAACCAAGAAAGAGAAAGGAGATACATAAGCCAAAACTGATTGAATTTAACTCAACCGAGTCTATATTCGATCAGGAGTGCAAGGATTGTCCGGCTCAGTATGCTAGTGCAAAAGAAACTCCGGCAAAGAAATGGGAAAATGTCACGACGAAATTGTCAGACATTGACACATCGAGAGTTCACTATGTCAGAGTTCCTGAAAATCACATTGTCATCGATTTTGATATTCCGGATGAAGATGGAAATAAATCTTTCGAGAAAAATGTGGAAGAGGCTAGTAAATGGCCGGCTACGTACGCAGAATTAAGTAAAAGTGGTCAAGGCATTCATTTGCATTATATTTACACGGGAGACCCAACGAAACTAAGTCGAGTTTATGATGACCATATAGAGGTGAAGGTCTTCACTGGTAATAGCTCGCTTCGAAGAAAACTTACGAAGTGTAACGATTTACCAATTAACTCGATCAGTTCAGGTCTTCCGCTGAAAGGAGAAGATAAGGTGATTAACTTCGAAGGTCTTAAGAATGAAAAAGCTCTTAGGACCATGATCAAGAAAAACCTTTGCAAAGAAATTCATGCCAGTACGAAATGTAGTGTTGATTTTATCAATAAGATTCTTGAAGATGCTTATAATAGCGGGATGAAATACGATGTATCAGACATGAGGAATTCTGTTTATGCATTTGCTGCCAACAGTACGAATCAGTCCGATTATTGTTTGAAACTCGTCAATCAGATGAAGTTCAAGTCTGAGGAACCGTCTTCTGGAACTGATGATGACGAAGCACCAATCGTATTCTATGATGTTGAGGTTTTCCCGAATCTATTCTTGGTTAACTGGAAGATTCAAGGCGAAGGTAAACCAATTGTCCGAATGATCAATCCCACCCCAGCAGATATTGAGGGATTAATGAAATTCAGATTAGTCGGCTTTAACAACCGTAGATATGATAACCATATTCTCTATGCTCGTCTGATTGGGTATACGAATGAACAACTATTTAATCTGTCTCAGAAAATTGTCAGCTCTGGCAAAGGAGATAGGAACAATGGATTGTTCGGAGAGGCATATAATCTCTCGTATACCGATATTTACGATTTCAGTGTTAAAAAGCAATCTTTGAAGAAATTTGAGATTGAGCTTGGTTTGCACCATCAAGAACTTGGTTTGCCATGGGATAAGCCGGTACCTGAAGAGCTGTGGACTAAGGTCGCTGAATATTGTGATAACGATGTTATTGCAACAGAAGCAGTCTGGAATGCTCGACAGGCGGATTTCATCGCAAGACAGATTCAGGTCGACATCGTCAAGATGATGCATGGTATCACTGATGTATCTGTCAATGACACCACAAATACTCTTTCCGGAAAGATCATATTTGGCAGGAATAAGAAACCTCAAGGCGTATTCAATTGGCGAGACATGTCTAAGCCGGTTGGCTCTGATCAATATGAGGAATACAGACGAAAGTTTGGTCCTGATTATAAGTTCAGAGTATTCGACGATGATGGTCTTCCTCAGTACCGAGATTATATTCCTGGCGAGAAACTTCCGAATGGTTGGAGTATCCTTCCTTTCTTCAAAGGTTATACGTTCGATCATGGTAAGTCTGTATATTTGGACGAAGAGATCGGAGAAGGTGGACGAGTCTATGCCGAACCTGGGATGTACATCAACATTTGGGATGGCGATGTAGCTTCCATGCACCCGCATAGTGCGATATTTGAATGCGTATTTGGCCCAGAATATACGAAGGTCTTTGAGGATATCGTAAATGCTCGCGTTGCGATCAAACATAAGGATTTCGATGCAGCAGCTAATATGCTGAATGGCGCATTGAAGCCGTATCTGAACGAGGAACAATCGGCAGACTTGGCTCAAGCGCTAAAAATCGTTATCAACTCGATCTATGGCCTAACGAGTGCGGGCTTCGAGAATCTATTCAGAGATCCGAATAATATCGACAATATTGTTGCCAAGCGTGGTGCTCTGTTCATGACGCTTCTTAAGCATGAAGTTCAAAAGCGCGGATGGCAGGTCGCTCATATTAAGACGGACTCGATTAAGATCGCCAATGCGACACAGGAAGCCATGAACTTTGTTACTAAGTTCGGTAAAGAATTTGGATATTCGTTTGAGACGGAAGCGAACTTCTCTAAGTTCTGCTTGGTCAATAACGCTGTTTATGTAGCAAAGTTTAAGGACGGTAAGTATGCTGGTGAATGGACTGCTACAGGTAAGCAATTCGCTGTTCCGTATGTATTCAAGAAGCTCTTCGCAAAGGAGCCGATTGAACTTGAGGATCTTTGCGAGACTTACGAAGTCAAAACCGCTTTATATTTGGACATGAATGAGAACCTTCCAGAAAATGAGCATAATTATAAGTTCATTGGTAAAGTCGGTTCGTTCTGTCCAATCTTGCCAGGACATGGCGGTGGTGAACTGCTTCGTGAAGGTAAGGATAAGGACGGCAATACCAAATATTCCGCTGCTACTGGATCAAAAGGCTACAAATGGCTTGAATCGGAAATGGTTAAGACTCTCGGCAAAGAGAAAGACATCGATCGGTCTTATTACGATAAGCTCGTTAACGATGCTGTCGACACTATTTCTGAATTCGGAGATTTTGAGCAATTCGTGTCCGACGATCCGGTTCCAGACGTAGCGCCTTGGTTTACAGCCGATGATCTAAATCAATTACCCTGGTACACGGCATGTGGGAAAGAAACTTGCCTTGGGTGTACAAATTTCACCGGAGATGGGTGTAAAGCCGGATATGATAATTCCGACTATGTGACAATTATCGATGAAGATGACACATTCAAAAAACGTTGAAAATTCATATTCAAAAAAAGGAGAGTAAAACTATGAGAATCGCTTACGCACCGAGAGACATTCTGCAGATCGATGATGCACGAATCATTTATCGCAATTTCGCTGGTAGAGGCGACAAGTATAATCGTGAAGGGGATCGCAATTTCGCGGTCCTCATTCCGGATGAGGATACCGCAAATGAACTTGTTGAGAGAGGCTGGAATGTGAAAATTAAGCCGCCTCGTGAAGAGGGTGATGTTCCGTTCATGTTCCTCCCTGTTAAGGTCAAGTTCAATGACCGTGGTCCGAATGTATATTTGCAGACTGGCAACAGACGCAATCGTCTTAGCGAGGATTCAGTAAGTTGCCTTGACAATATTGACATTATCGGTGTAGATCTGGACATCAGACCATTTGACTGGGATGTAAACGGTAAGAGTGGCCGCACTGCATATTTGCAGAACATCCGTGTGGTTCAGGACATAGACCGTTTCGCTGAACGGTTTGCAGAGGAAGAGCATCCCGAAGAATGATTTTTAGACCCAAAATAATTCGCGACTAAAACATGCCCTTTTATGAGAGGAAGAGATGTCTGAAATACGATGTCTCTTCCTTTTATATTTGGGATACAAATTATTTTCAATTTACAAGGAGGGTTAAATTATGGGAGTACAGTTGTACGCTGATATCAAAGCGAACGGTCCCCCGACGAAGGATACTCCTGGCGCAGTCGGTCAGTTTTATGTCGACCGTGATAGTGGCATCCGCTACGAGTGTACCGAGGCCTTCACCAAGAAGGGGTATAAATTCTCCAAAACAATTTATACCTGGGAAAAGCGAGGCATCGACATGGACTTCATGGCCACCGATGATGAAGTTGCCGAAGCAATTGATGGCCTTCGCGAAGAAATTGGTTCCGGCGGTGGTGGCGGTGACGTTCCCGCTGGGCACTATCCCATCTGGGCTGAGCTCACCGATTAATTACAGGGTAGGTGATCCGAAATGAGAGTTTTACGATTCATTGTCAATGATCAATTCATTGAAAAGGACCCGAATTGTGATTTTTCGGGTTTGGTGCCCGGAACGAAAGGATACCTGACCGCTGAATTCATTTTCTCAAAAGAATGGGATGGATTTTTTAAAGTGGCTGCATTCTATTCGGTATTGGGAACAGAATATCCGCCTCAGGTTCTCGAGGATGGAAAAACGTGTCTCATTCCGGAAGAAGCCCTTAAGAAAAGATTCTTTAGGATTCAAATCATCGGTCGCAAGCTCGAAACAAGACTCAAAACTAACAAAATTGAAGTATATCAGAATGGAGGGAAAAGATGAGTAAAGCAGAAGAATTGTTGAATGGCCTGTCTGAGTCGGATATTTCCCTCCAGTCGGCTAATCCGGAAACGGAACCGCATATCGTCATTGGCGATGACAGATTCATTTCCGTACCTGCTGAGTTGCAGAGAATTGCGGTTCAGTATGACCATGATGTTGAAACTGTCACCTTTGACTGTCCTCGCTATTGGGACGATCTCGATATGTCTCAGCTTCGTATCTACATTAACTATATGCGCAAGGATAGAGTGACTGGTTGCTACCTTGCGAGAAACATTACGGTTGATGATACCGACCCGACGATCATGCATTTTGACTGGACGATCTCTCGAAACGTCTCTCTTATTAAAGGCGAGCTGAAATTCCTTGTCTGTATTAAGAAGGGTGATGCTGATGGTAATGAGGTAAACCACTGGAATTCCGAACTCAATACCGAAATGTATATTTCTGAGGGTTTGGAGGTTAGTGAGACTTTCCTTGATCCGTATCCGGACATCATTCTTCAGTGGGAAGAAGATGTTCAAAGGGTAAAAGATATTCTTCTTTCAGCTCGTGACTCTGGTGAATTCGATGGTGCCACGTTCACTCCGAGTGTGGATGACGACGGTAATCTGTCTTGGACGAATGATAAGGGCAAAACAAATCCCGCGACTAAAAACATCAAGGGATATTCTCCAAGAATCCTTGTTCGTGAAGTAGATGGCGGCAAAGAATTTGTCATTACCGATTACAGTGGAAGCCAAACCGTTAAGATCAATGACGGATATTCTCCGAGAATCCTTGTTCGTGAGATAGATGGGGGTAAGCAACTCGTCATTACTGATTCTAGCGGTAGTCAAACTGTCGAGATTCTTGATGGTACTAATGGTACGGACGGATATTCTCCCGTTATTCTCGTAAGAGAAATTGATGGGGGAAGGGAGCTCATCATCACAGATAGCCGACAGAGTCAAACGGTTGCCATTAAAGATGGTACGGACGGAAAAGACGGGACTAATGGTACCGATGGTGTATCCCCCACTATTTCCGTTTCCACAATTACTGGCGGCCACCGTGTCACGATTACGGATAAGGACGGCACCAAAACTTTTGATGTCAAGGATGGTATTAATACCACTGAGACTGGTTCGGATGGGGTTTCACCCACTGTGTCGGTCGTCGATATTACCGGGGGCCATCGAGTTACGATTACGGATGTTGACGGAGCCAAGACATTCGATGTCATGGACGGTCAAGTTGGCGCAACCGGACCTACTGGTGAGAATGGATATTCTCCGAGAATCCTTGTTCGAGAAGTCGAAGGCGGAAAACAGCTCATCATTACTGACTATACCGGTAGTCAAACTGTTGAGATTCTTAATGGTACGGACGGAGCTACTGGTGCAGATGGATATTCTCCAATTGTCGCAATTGCCGATATTTCCGGTGGTCATCGTGTAACGATTACGGATAAGGATGGAGCTAAATCTTTTGACGTAATGGATGGCGAAGGCGGATCTGCTGATGGTACTCCTGTATACATCGGTGATATCGAGCCGACATCCGGTCCTGTTCTTTGGTTTGACACCTCGTCTTCGGCGGGTGGCAATTAAAGATATATATTCTATATGCTGGGAGGTGAATCCACCGCAGTAACTTGACACTTTCAGCATCATTCACGCAACCCCTACCCCTGGCAATCGTGCCGACATATTCGGCGCAACAAACAAAAATCTTATTTTTTTTAAAGGAGACTGAAAACTATGGCTAACACTGCTAAAAATGCAATTCTGAAGACGAAAATTGAAGGCGTAATCTATGAGATTATGGTCAAGACTGGTGCGGCTAACGTTTACGTTGACGAGACCACTACTCTGTCCGCGAAGCTCGCTGAGATCATTGCGGACGTTGCTACTCGTGCGACTAAGACTGAGTTGACTGATGGTTTGGCTACTAAGGCTGCCACTTCCCATACGCATAAGCAGTCCGAAGTTACTGGCCTGGAAGCTGCTCTGACTGCTCGTCCGACGACTGAGGCGATGAACACTGCGATCAGCACGGCCATCAGCGGTCTGATCGACGGTGCTCCCGAAACGTATGACACGCTGAAGGAAATCGCTGAGTACATTGCTTCTGATAAGACTGCGATGGATACTCTGAATGCGGCTATCGGCAATAAGGCTGACAAGACCGCTTTCGAGGCTGTCAAGGCGACTGTCGATGCTCTGGGCGCTCTGGCTTCTAAGAGCAAGGTTTCTGAGACCGATTTGGATGACGCGCTGAAGGAGAAGGTCAACGCGGCTGCTGAGGGCAACCATAGCCATGCCAACAAGGCTCTGCTCGATACCTATGATCAGACCAATGCTGACATTAAGGCGGCTATCGAAGCGAAGCACACCCATGCCAACAAGGCAACCCTCGATAAGATCACTGAGGATAACCTGACCGCATGGTCTGGCAAGTCCAAGATCTACTATTCTGCTACTGAGCCCGCTGCTCTGGCTGAAGGCGATCTGTGGTTCCAGCTCGTTGACTGATGTCAATTTAACCTATGAGGGTGGCCGTTTTGGTCACCCTCTTTTATTTTACAAAAAGGAGGTTAATTTATGGCAGGAACTAAAAAATCCGGCTATATGAAGTATAAAGATAAGGCCGGTAACGTATATACCATGCTTCCTAAGACTGAGATGGCACAGGTCGATGGACTTAGTAATGCATTGGCTGGCAAGGCTGCGGCAAGCCATACTCACACTAAGAGTCAGATCTCTGATTTCCCGACGAGTATGCCTGCTAGTGATGTAGCTGCTTGGGCTAAAGCGGCAAGCAAGCCCACCTATACGGCTAATGAAGTTGGTGCTGCACCTTCGAGCCACGTGAGCGATACGGTTAAGCATATTACTGCGGCAGAACGTACAGCGTGGAATGCGAAGGCAAGCAAGAGTGATATTGACTCTGCTATCAAGGCTGCTATTCAGAATACGTGGGAGGCGAGCTACTGATGAGTACACAAGAAACTTATTTGAAAGCCATCGCCGATGCGATTCGAACTAAACTTGGTACTACTGGCACCATCAAAGCTTCTGAGTTTGCTGCTAAAATCGCCACCATTCCATCTGGAATTGCTAAACCGAAGTGGGTACAGACGACATTATCCAGATCGCAGAGATCGAATTCAGTCTGTTATGGTAATGGGAAGTTTGTAGCTGTACCTTATGCTACTTCTTACGCCGTTTATTCTACCGATGGTATCAATTGGACTCAGTCTACGTTACCCGAATCGCAGAGCTGGAATTCGGTCTGTTATGGTAACGGGAAGTTTGTAGCTGTGGCTGGTGGCATTTCTTACGCTGCTTATTCTACCAATGGTATCAATTGGACTCGGTCTACGTTACCCGGATCACGAATTTGGTCTTCAGTCTGTTATGGTAACGGGAAGTTTGTAGCCATGTGCAGCGACGTATCTCTACCTGCTTATTCTACCGATGGTATCACTTGGAGTAGTGCGAGAATGCCGGTTAATGCCGGTTGGTCGTCAGTCTGTTATGGTAACGGGAAGTTTGTAGCTGTGGCTAATGGCAGTTACGCTGCTTATTCTACCGATGGTGTCAATTGGACTCAGTGTACATTACCCAAATCACAGTACTGGTATTCAGTCTGTTATGGTAACGGGAAGTTTGTAGCTGTGGGTAATACCAGTTCTTACGCTGCTTATTCTACCGATGGTGTCAATTGGACTCAGTGTACATTACCCAGATCACAGAGCTGGAGTTCAGTCGGTTATGGTAACGGGAAGTTTGTAGCTGTGGCTAGTGACAATTCTTACGCTGCTTATTCTACTGATGGTGTCAATTGGACTCAGTGTAGGTTATACGGTGCTATAAACTGGTATTCAGTCTGTTATGGTAACGGGAAGTTTGTAGCTGTGGCTAGTGGCGGTTACGCTAATTACCTCAAAGACAGTTTTGATGAATGGGAATAAGGAGGTTATCTTATGTCTGATATTGCTTTTAATCCCGTAATGTCTACCAATGAAATTTTCAGAGGTAACAACAGATCTCAGTTCCTTACAAACGACCTGGACGCAATCGAGGCTGATATTCAGGCCCTCGAAACGGGAAAGGCGGATGCAAATCATACTCATGATGGATATGCCCCGGTAAACCATACACATTCTGACTACGCTGCAAAGAACCACACTCATAGTGGCTATGCCCCTACCAGCCATAATCATGACTCGGCGTATATCGCTAAGGCTCTTCAGATGGTGGCGATGTGGAGTACACTTACAGCACTTCGGGCAACCCGGACCTTCTTGTCAAGATCGCTGCGATGTCCATTGGATTGCATACCGCATATTCTCAGTCTGGTGTTACTAATAACCCTAAAACGATTGAGGCTTGGCGTATGTTGATTCACAAGACCTCCTCAACTAATATCTGGGTCTTGGCATTCGGTAGTTCCGGCAGCATCTTCAGCAATTACAAAGACAGCAACGGTTGGAAGGGTTGGAAAGCAATTTATGACGTAGGATCTCCTGTTCTCTGGAGCGGTAAGCTCTACCCAAATGCAAGCCACACGATTACACCCAGTAAGAAATTGTCTGAGTGTAGAAATGGCTGGATGCTGCTGTGGTGCGACTATGATCCCGATACCTCCGTCGTCAATGATGCCGATTTCGCCACTACCATGATTCCGAAATGTCGGTACGATGGAGAGGCATGGAACGGCAAAAACTTCTTGTGCGACGTTCCTCGATTCTATGGCAGCGCCACCGACACATCTCTCGAAAAGCGAATCACGAAGACTCTCGCAATCTATGACAATAAGATTGTGGGTAATGCGGTCAACAGCCAGGGCGATCGTAATGACGTCGTCCTTCGAGCAGTTTACGAGTTCTAAGAATTTGAAGATGTAGCTACGTTTTCAAAGAGTGGGGCCTGCCTTCGGGTGGGTCCCATTTCCTTTTATGAGAGCAGTCGGCAACACAGTTGTCGGCTAATGACATGCGGACGAAACATACTCTTTTATTTTTTTTTTCGCGTGATTTACATATTACTTTATGAAAGGAGTGATATTTATGAATAAACTTATTAAAACGTGTATTATTGGAGGTATTGTTTATATGATGTGCGATGCATCATTTCAAATGGGCAAGGGCCACATATTAGGTGTTCTTGCCAAAGCAGATATATCAGCTTCGCAATGTATAGATGTAATATCCGATGATAAACGCCTACGAGCTAAACTTATAAGAATGGTCGCTAAAATCAAGAAGGAGGAGTCCTAACAAGGGCTCTTCTTTTTATCTTTCGCGTGATTTACATATTGCTTTATGAAAGGAGTGTATGAATATGTATAGAGTATTTACAACAGAAGGCTATGACAAATCAGCAGCATTATCGCAGTTGTTTATTGACAATGGGGTCGCTCATTATATTCATCCCATTAGTGATAACAAGATTGTGATTACCGTAAGCGATTTGTACAAGCCTAGATATGTACGTATCTATCAGGAAATTTTGAAGCTCGTTGTATCAGTAAAGGATGAGGACTACTATTAAGTCCTCTTCTTTTTACCTCACTTCGCGAAAATCGCATGTTGTTATATGAGAGAGGAAGCGGAGAGCTCGAGTAATCGAGACACCCCAGAATTTATATTTGGGCGTTTCCTCTCTTCAATTTTCCCACAAGGAGTGGACAGGATGAAAACAGTAAGAATGTATGACGGAAAAGTATTTGGCCATGAGGTATCAGATTACGCAAAGGAGAAAGGATATTTAGATTACAAGACACTGGCATTTATGCTCGAGGACCTTATTCTAAATAACACTATCCGTGAGGCAACGCTAGGCGAATGGGATATTGTCGCAGGAAACTTCGATAAGATGGTCATGCAAGACTTCATTATTTCTCGATATGGTTTTGAGATTCTCAAAGATTATACAGATGAGCTAGTATTCTATAACGATCATCTTGGCATTTATATTTGGGCAGTATGCCATTGGGGCACCAGTTGGGCTTATGAATTGACTAGAACAAAATTGGAGGTGATGTAACATGGCACGACGATTGATAGTCAATAATAGATGCCCATTATGCGGAGAGCAAGTTGAAATTGTCATGGATGCAATGCTGAAGAAAGACCCAGATAACTACAATACAGAAATGATATTAACGAAAAGGGGCTTGAAGCAGTATCTGCATAGCTCATGTTGGTACGAAATGATTAAAGAAAAGCGCCCTTACAATGGGCGTATGTATGTTTGAAAGGAGAAAACATCATGAATTATCTTAAGTACATTTATCTCACGCTAAAAGCAGAAACCTTTAACCTGGATTCTATTTATGAGGATTATATTATCCAATTGATCGGAACTACGGGTCTGGAAGAATTGAAGAAGGCGAATCTCATTGAGTCGTGTGGGATTGTCAACGGAAGACAACTCTACACGATCGTAAGCAAATAACCCCAGCGCATAAGAAAAGAGGAGTCTGTCGTAATGATAGACTCTTCTATTTATTTGTTCGAGCCATGAAAGGAGAAAAATTATGAATTTAATACATCACGATGATGGTAAACAGAGATGGCAATCACATGAGGTTGGGATTATAGAGAAAGATTTCTATAATCATGAGTATGACATATTCTCGCACAACTTCATGGATCTGGTTGGCTACGGCGGAACAAAAGAAAAAGCAGTGGAAGATTTCAAGAGAAAATTCCGATATCTTCTGGATGAGTGGAACGCATTTGCAGAGCTTCTGCTCGATAGTGACTTTGCTGAGAATGAAATGATCGAGGTTGACTGTTTTGGGAATCCAATTTGAAAAAGGGGGAGAGCATCATAAAAATTAAATATTGGCCTTTTGAGGTTTTGGATCACCCAAAGGTTATTCGTGTTTGGATCGACGAGTATCCATTTGAAATATATATAACGATGTAAAAGACGTGCTGCTCCCGGGAATGCTTGAATCTGTGGTCGAGCAATACGAGCAGATGACAACAGATCTCATTGCGCTGGCAGGAGGATGCTACGGACGATTCATTATTTGAAAGGAGAAAGAGTATGACTCGAAAAGAATGGTATATACATAAAACAATAGACGCTATTCAGCATTTAAGCGAATATGTTGAGCTCATTATGAATGGTGATATGGAATCCCATATGTCCGAGGATGAAACTAACAATCTTTATCACGGGTTATCCGTACTAAATAGCGATATTACGAGATTGTTAATGGAGATGCATTCTAAATGTCCGGAATAAGCCTATACGACTATCAGCTAGAAAGGAATCATTTGTATGACACACGAAGAAATGAAAGTTCGTAAATTTAAAGTCTATTTTTATAAGACTGCCAAGAATGGGACAATATTAGTACCGCCCAAAACAACAGTAATATTTGGAAGAACCAGGACAGAAGTTGAGAATAAATTCAAGTCAGCTTACCAAGCTCATCGCGATCTTATATTTGGTTGGGTAGAAGAAGTGGATGATGCAGAATGTCCGGAATAAGCCTATACGACTATCAGCTAGACGCAGTCAATCGAATGAAAAATGGCTGCATATTGTGCGGGGGTGTAGGTTCTGGTAAGTCCAGGACCTCTCTCGCATATTACTACAAAGAGCAAGGCGGAAAACTAGGCACAAAAGCTTATATACCAATGCAAAATCCAAGAGACCTTTATATTATCACGACGGCTCGTAAACGAGATACAAAAGAATGGGAAGGCGAATTGACTCCTTTTCTTCTTACGACAAACCCCGAAGTAGCATATTACAAAAATAAAGTCGTGATAGATTCTTGGAATAACATCGGTAAGTATAAAGATGTCTACGGAGCATTCTTTATATTCGATGAACAGCGTGTTGTGGGCTCAGGTGCCTGGGTCAAAGCATTCCTCAATATTGCGAGAAAAAACAAGTGGATTCTGCTATCAGCAACGCCCGGAGACACCTGGAGCGATTATATTCCCGTCTTTGTAGCGAATGGTTTCTATAAGAACAAAACAGCATTTGCCAGAGAGCATATCGTATATTCTCGCTTTACGAAGTATCCAAAAATTGATCACTTCATCAATACTGGCAAGCTCATTCGTTATCGCAATGATATTCTCGTGACTATGGATTTCAATCGACAAACAGTAGCGCACCACGAAGACATATTCTGCAGCTACGACATAGCGAAGTATAAGGACACTAGTAAAAACAGATGGGACCCGTTTAAGAACGAGCCTATTATCAATGCTGCTGGTCTTTGCTATGTCTGGCGCAAAATTGTAAATACGGACGAATCCAGACAACTTGCTTTACTTGAACTATTCGAGAAGCATCCAAAGATGATCATATTTTACAACTTCAATTATGAACTGGATATTTTAAGGGAGGTATTTCAGAATGTTGAATGCGAAGTGGGTGAGTGGAATGGATCTATGCACCAGCCGGTCCCAACGGGAAAGTCTTGGGTTTACCTCGTCCAATACACAGCAGGTGCTGAGGGGTGGAACTGTATTGCAACCGATACGATTGTCTTCTATTCGCAGAACTATTCATATAAAGTTATGCAGCAAGCCGCTGGACGAATCGACCGATTGAACACAAGGTTTATCGATTTATATTACTACCACCTCAAAAGTAGGAGCGGGATTGACCTGGCGATTAGTCGAGCATTGAGTCAAAAGCGGAACTTCAACGAAGGTAAGTACGTCGGGGATAGATTTAGTTAGGAGGTGGTGCCTTATTATTAAACCGGATTCTATTCCTACCACAGCCCCTATGTAGCAAGGCCCCTCAAATGGGGCTTTATTTATGCAAACAAATTTACTTAAAGGAGAAAACTTATGATGAATCTTAGCGATGCCCTTTTGGTCAGCATTAGTTTTAATGGTCCCGATACGGGTGTGCTTATCGTCGGGAGGAAAGCACCTAAGCAGGCACTTAAAATTGTCAATGCATTTCAGGGAAAAGAAGCGCTCGAACTGTACAAGAAACTCACAACTGTGAAGGAGAATAAAAATGACTGCATTGATTGACCTCTTAAACGAAGAGAAAAGAATTCTGAACTATATCGATGCCTATGTGTCGATGCTTAACTATCAGGAAAGCTTTGTCGAAACGCTGGGGAGCAAGGGTCCTCAGACAGAATATACTCAGTACAGCATCAAAGCAGCCCGATTGGAGATCGATAAAAACATTGAAAAACTCGAAAAACATAAGAGAGATCTTGCTGAATGCAGAAGTAAGATTCTCGAGTATTTTCAGTCAATCACCAGCCATAGTGTTACCCTCAACATCAATAGAAAAGGAGAATAAAAATGAAACGGGAATTTGAACTTGCTCAGACTCATGGCGACATTCTGATCGACAATAGCTTTGAAACCGGAAAAGGAAAGTATCAGGTGGTTATTCGCAAATACCACAGTGATATTTTCTTCTTTAAATATCGTGATGGTCGCCTTCTCGAATGTCAGAATCTCAGCAAAGTAGGAGCGAAAGGAGGTCCTAAGAATGGATGAATCCTATAAGGAAGTATATTTCGGCGAGTATTGCAAGACTTGCGAGCATTGTGACTTGGCCGAGGATCAGGAACCGTGCGACGATTGCCTAAATGAGCCCGTCAATGTATATTCCCATAAACCCGTGTTTTATAAGGAGAAAACGAAATGATTAAACTCGAGGTTGAACCGTATTGCGAGGCTTGTCTCATTTTTGATCCGGACGTTGAGAAACCGCAGAAAATATATTACGGATGTGATCTTGTTTCGGTATCCGACACAATTATTCGTTGCTCCTATCGAAATAGATGCGCTGGCATTAAAAGATATTTGGAGCGAGAGATGCAGAAAGGAGAATAAATTATGGAAACCATGATCATCAACGGAAAAGAAGCAGAGTATTATCCGCCTGTCAATAGCTGTGCTTATGATGAGCATGAGAATGATATGTATTTCATTGGCGATAATTACGGTAAGGGGGACGAATAATGACATTATATATCATCTCTTTGATCGCCTTATCCCTTCTCGGATTTATGATCGGATATTCTGTTCGAATGCTGGTTGAAGTGAAGCGACTTAAAACGTTAATCGATGACTTTGAGGACAAAGTTTTGTCTGATAAAGATCGCTCTACTGATCCGGTCGAATTCGATAAGGGCGCTATGTGGGTAATCAGAAAAGCTCATTCAATCTTCATGCGAGATTTTAAACTACCGCATCGAACATTTTAAAATCTTATTCGCGTAAAATGCACATTCCTTTATGAAAGGAGTTGAGGTAATATGCCTTACAAATTAATTGGCACTATCATTGTAATCACCATCACTTTCTGCATGGGTCTTGAAATTGGAGCCATTGCCGGACGCGCAGGTACACTTATTGACATTAAGGGCACAAGCGCATATTCAGTAATGCTTGACAAATTGAGATTCCAGGCTAGAGGTCGTGGCCCGAAAGCATGGGAAGCCAAAGGAATGTTGCATATCCTAAACGAAGTCAAGGAGGAAGGGACCTATTAATGGGTCTCTTCTTTTATTTCTATCCTAATCTAGAACGTGTGCTTATGAAAGGAGAAAGTAAAATGGATTGGCACGCACTTGCCATTGAGCTTGCGAGAAAAGGATACTCTATGAAAGAAATTGTCTACCGCGTTTGTGAAGAATGTGAGGAATCAGGAGTTAAAGTTCCAACATATTCAACGATTACATCATATCTGCATCGTAACGGTTATGCATGGGGCAAGTATTCGAGTTTGAATCAGAAGACAAAACAACCTTTTAATTCTGAAGCATTTGCCGATCTGAAAAGAAACACAATCAAAGCTGCTCGAGAGCTTTTCTATAGTGAGACTTATATTTCTCAGCTAAAGAAAGCCAAAACCCAGGGCGAACTCAATCGTATTATGGCGACTGCAAGAGAACGGTCTTATGAGGATTGAAAGGAGAAAAACAATGCTTTATAAAGAACTTTATGTTTACTGGTACGACCTATATGACGATGAGCATAAATCAAAAGTTTATGACATCGATGCAAATCGAGATCGCTTCCTTGTTGTAAATGAAGACGGATTTTTCAAATGGGTTGACACCGATGATTGCAAGCTATTGGAGAAGTAAAGGAGAAAAACAATGAATCTTGATGAACTTAGACAAGCTATGGCTTCTGATGCCACGGTTGAAAACAAGAATTTGAAAGATGAAATCGAAGATCTTAAGAAAAAGCTAAGGGAAGAACAAGAAGACCATACTTACGATAAAGAATCGTTAAGTAATGATTGTCGATGTTTGGCGAATCGGTGCTTCGCTTTAACGAAGGGAGCCATGTGTATTTTCTGCGAACTCGATTCTTATCATTGTTCTCATGCTATATCCTTTGAAGACAAACTTCCTGTAATAAAAAGACTGAGAAAGGAAATCGAAAATGCTTAAAATCGAAAAAACGGAAGTCGTTGGCTGGGAGGCAGCCATCAGAGGGATGCGGAATCCGTTGAACTCGTGGGAGAAGAGTGATAGTAATTACAGACCTATTCTCTGCAAAAGATGCGATAACTGTATGTCATATCAGCTTGAGCAGTGGGATGATTGTGAACAGTGTGAAGTGGAGCAGCAGACAAACGCCCATAATGGTTTTATGATCGGTCCAAACGATCACGGCCTTATGGAGAAGCTTCGCAATGCCGGTACAGATCATCGGAAATTCATGCGGATGCTGATCGTATATCTGGACATCACGGCTCCGCTGTACTGGTGGAAGGAGTTTAAGACATACCGTGCTGGCAGAAAGTTTGGAGATGATGAGCCGGATATCATCGACGAAGGATATTTGGAATACGACATCGAGATGAACTCCTGTTCGACGATGCATAAGATCGCCGCGAAGGAATTTACACTAGGGGATTTCAGTTGTGAGCATTTGTCTGAGCCGGCTATTAGCGTTCTGAAAAATACTATTGAAGCTCTTAATCAAGCTAGAGATTTATATTTAGGATACGACGGCTTCAAACACACATGGGGCAACTGGGAAAAGAAACATTACTGGTGGCAAATGATCCAGCTTCTCCCGAGTTCGTATAACCAGAAACGGACGGTCATGCTGAGCTATGAGGTTCTGGCGAATATGTATAAGTCCCGTAAGAACCATCGCTTGGATGAGTGGCATACGTTCTGCGATTGGATTGAGAGCTTGCCATATTCGGAAATGATTACAGGTGGAGAAAAAGAAGCAGTTAAGAAGCACTTTGACAAACTCACTGAGGAGGGTAAGCGATAAAATGGCTACACCAAATGGCAAATTTGAAATCGAATATGCCACTAGACTTTGCAAAGTCAATAGTGGCAAGGCAGCCAAATTTGGATATTTTCATTGCTGGGAACATTATGCTGATGTAATTGCTCCCGGTCTTACCGTTGGCTCGCATCCAGGAGGTCAGTACGGACGAGTATACGGCATTGTGGAATTCGAAGATGGAGTTAAAAGGGTTGATCCACCGAATATTAAGTTTATCGACGAGCCGAATGCATATCTTGTAAAACTTAATGAGCTGAATGAAAAACAGGAGGAAAAGTAAATGAAAATTGATTTCTATATTCCGAAGGATCAAACCATTCCACTACAGTTGAGATTACAAGTCAATGAGCAATACGATGTCTACTATGAAGCATTCCCCGATGCCTTTGGTTACAAATTTACTTTCTTCAAGATCCAAGGTATCACCAAAGAAATGGCAAGAGCGATTACGGACGAAATCGTATCTCAAATGATCGATCAATCTTATGATCATGGCTCGCAGTGGAGAGAAAATAAGACCAGAGAAATCATTGAAAACGACTTTAAGATTATTGTCAAGGTCTATTTTAGGGTCCGAGACGCAGGTTGAAAGGAGAAACAGTAAATGTTAATCATCGCATGTCTGGTTTGGGTCGGGGTGGCTTTTGGTGCTCCGGCCTGGTTTTATATTTGCCTGGGCTTGAGTGCCATGTGGCAGCTTGTTAAGTTTTTTGCTGTCTTGTTTAAAGATTGAAAGGAGATTTAATTATGGAAAACTATTGCCAGCCGATGGCATGTAAAGAAACCATTTGCACACGGTGTATTCATAAGAACGTTTGTGAGTACACGTCCTCGTATTGTAACATTCGCGAACAGATCGATGGTCTTGATATTCCTACCCCGTTTACAGCAACTCTCACTTGTAAGTATCTTATTCGGGATATTGCAACTAGAGGAGACACATGCGGATGAACGTAGCTCGTGGAAATGGCAAGAGCCAATTTTATCTTGAAAAACTTAAAAGGATGATCGAAATGAATATTGATATTCGTCATGAGAATGGTCATTACGTTGGTTATGTAAATGGCAAAGTCTATTGCACCGGTGATACATATAATGAGGTCGACCGGGAATTGGACCATCTGCTATTTAAGGATTGAAAGGAGAAATGAAATATGAATTGGTTTTTTGGTAATATTGATCGTGATTCTATCAAGATGCCTGCCGACGAATATTTTGGTATAGTTCGTGAAATCGAGAGATTGACAAAAGAGAATGAAAATTTGAAACATCTCAATGAAAATCAGTTTAACATGATCATGGATTTGAGAAACGAGATCACAGATTTGAAGAAACAAAAGGAAGGTCTTTGCGAATTGGTTGGAAAGACTAAGAAAGATTGCGAAAATCTATGCGCTGGCTATTCTGAGTTAGTAAATACAAATACTCAGTATGTTAATGAGATCCGGAAACTTAAGCGAAAGCTCGATGCTGGCTGCAATACCTGCCCCGACATGGAAAACACCAAAAAGAAAAATGATGAACTGAAGGAACTGATTGATTTTAAGAAAAATCAGATTGAAGAGCAAGCGAATACGATTCGTGACCTGGATAAAAAACTCACTGAACTTCGTGCTGCGGCAAAAGAATCGGCAGAGAGAATCGAGGTTCTGAATGATTCCATCGGTCAGCTTCGGCGTGCAATCACTGAAAGAGATGAAGGAATTAAATATTGGGCCGATAAAGCACATAACGCTCAAAGACGAATAGCGGAAATGATCTATAAGGGCGATTCTGATGCCTCTGAGGCGGTTCTGAAGGACGCTGACGCCAAGATCCAGTCTGCGAACGATAAGGCTGCTAATGCAAAGAAAGAGGCTAAGCAGGCCAAGGAGACGGCTGAGAGATACCGTGAGGAGAACTTTGTTCTTCATAGACAAATTGATCAGTTTAAGAAATTGAACGATGAATTGATCAAAGAGCTTGCTAGACAACAGAATGCAGAGTTGATCATGGAGTTTGATAGAAAAGGAGAATAAAAATGAACATTAGTGATATCCTCTTTGATATTTGTCACGAGAATGGCCACTATGCCGGATATGTGAATGGTAAGCTATATTGCACCGGGGACACATATCACGAGGTTGAGATCTCCATTAGTGAGTACTCTGGTATGGTTCGTGAGATCAGACAACTTAAACAAAAGCTCGAGGATGAGTTGGAGGAGCTGCTTGAATATCAGAGGAATTTAATTAGTGACCTTCAGTGGAAGAATCAGATTTTGAAAGATTCTATTAAACAACTTGAGGATGAATGCTCCAAAAAAGACGGGGATATTCATTATTGATCAGATAAAGCACATAAACTCCAAGAGAGAATTTTAACTATGATCTATAAAGGAGAAAGCTATGACTAAATGGAAAATCGAAGTCAGGTCAGTCAATGGTGACTGTGCGACCATCGAGGTAAACAACAGCATCAGCGATCTAAATAGGATGGTTAGCGAGCTTGGAAAGGGACAAATGGGGATGGCCTTTGATACAGGGAAAAATGAGAGAATGATATTCCCGTATGCAACGATTATTTCTATTAAGATTATAAAAGTGGAGGAATGAACATGTTTAAAAGTGGATTCAAGTTTGGTTTTGGCCTGGCAGTCGGTTATATTGTCGGGATTGCGGTTCTCGACACGACCGCTAAGCGAATTCTGAAAGCAATCAATAAGGAGGAACCGTAATGCGAGGAGATAGGGCCTGCGACACATGCATTAACCGTGGTGAGGATGTCTGCAATTATTGCAGCGATAATTACTCGATGTATGAGCGGGATACGTCGGTTGGAAAGCCTAAGATTCTTGACAGTGGCGAACGGACGGAATTTACTACTGGCGCTGTGCGGGATATGCACGCCGGTAAAGGCCGAATGGACTTGCTCCCTTGGGCTGCGATTCTCGAGGTTTCTAAGCATTGTGAGGCGGGCGCAATCAAGTATGGCGAACATAACGTCGATAAGGGTATCCCAACACACTCCCTGTGCGATTCGGCCGCTAGGCATCTTGCTAAGTATCTGGATGGCTGGACTGACGAGCCTCACCTGGTTGCTGCTGCATGGAATCTGCTTTGGGCGATTCAGATGGAGCTTAAGCATCCGGAAGTAGTAGATACACCTTGGATGCCGAATGAAAACTGAATAGGCGCATATTTAAAAGAGGGCTGGTCTAATCAACTGGTCCTCTTTTTATTTCAAAAACATAGAACAAAAGATAGAAAGGAACGAACATCATGAGAAAGGCCTTGTACATTATCACTTGCATTGCCATCCTTCTTTGCCTAATTGGTTTGGAGATTTGTGTTATCCGGTTACAGGACCGTATGGAAGCCACTGAGAAAGCCGTAGCGACAGTAATGGATGAGGTGGCAAGTAACTATATTCCTATTCCTGAAAACGGCGTGAAGGGGCACCAGGAGCCTGAGAAGGCCATTGAAAACGAAGAAAAAAATGAAGAAATTGAGATCTCAGAAGAGGAAAAAGAGATTGCCAAGGAGCCAGAAGAAGTGGAACCCACTCGTCTGTACACGGATGAGGACGCTGCATTTCTTGCAATGCTTATTTGGGGCGAGGCCGGCGGTGTTCCTGAATTGAGAATCGGCGATAAGGTCATCAGTAGTGAAGCTCAGCAAGCTGCTGTTGTTTGGACCGTATTGAATCGCTATGACGCTGGTTTTAAAGATTCCATCATTGGAGTGATCATGGACCCGGGTCAGTATGATGGATATTCTGAACTGCATCCGGTTAGTGATAAGTTTATGAAACTTGCATTGGATGTTCTTGACCGATGGAACCGTGAAAAGAATGGTGAAACGGATGTCGGTCGTGTTCTTCCTTCCGATTACATGTGGTTTGGCGGAGATGGTACATATAATTATTTTAGAAATGAATACGAAGGCGGGACTCGTTGGACTTGGGATCTGGCCGATCCGTATATTTTAATAGATTGTGAGGGCGGTTCGAAATGAGAGATCGAGATATTAGGTACAACAAAGAAGGTTATAAAGACCCGACTGCTTATGCCGTTTTAAAGAAAGAGCAAGCTGAAGAGGAGCGCTTTAAGAGACTCATGGCGACTATCTTTTATATTTGCGAGAATGCTGGATTTCACATCGAAGAGCGGATTGTGATTCGAGACAAGAGAACCGGGCGTATATGGCGATGAGTCTAGGTACGTGTACGGACGAAAGGAGATACGGTCATGGATATTTTGAAGAGGCGTGGGAGACCGAAAAGTAAGTGCCCGAAGACTCGTATATTTCAGGTTCGATTGGATGAAAGCGATACGGCTAAGTTGGAGTACGTACGTGAAAAATTTGGAGAATCGCCGACTGAAATACTTCGAGAAGGGCTACGAATGCGGTACAATTTGGCCCTATTTAAGGACTAATTATTGCACTACGAAAATTAATTTTTGCACTACAAAAAATCATTTTTGGCCATTTTTGATTTTTTGCACTACGAAAAATAATTTGGTTGAAAAAGTGGCAAAAATCGTTGAAAATTGGTCGTCAAGAGGCACTTTCCTACAAATTAAGTTTTTTGAATTTATGTAGTGCAAAAAATAATGCCAAAAAACCTAGTATTTTCAACGGTTTCCGGGTTTTTGAGGTGTTTGAATTGGTCCAACTTAATCTGTAGGAAAGCACCCTATTATTAATTGATGAGAATAAAATATATAACAAATCGTGATATTTTTAACTTCTTTATATTAATAATAGGCCCACTTTCCTACAAATTAAGTTTTTTGAATTTATGTAGTGCAAAAAATAAAAGGAGGATTTTTACAATGATGAGTGAAGTTAAATGGATCGATACTTTTGCTGGTAATCTTAGAAGTCTTCTTGACGAGACTGGAATGAGTCAAAGACAATTGGCGAAGTTAACCGGGATATCCGAAGTAACAATCAGCAAGTATTTACATCGGCAATGCATGCCGTCCGTAGCCGCGCTTGTGAACATCTATCATGTATTTAATCAATACGTGAAAGTAAGCATCGATGATATTTTCTATTTCCAGGACAAGCTGGAATTGAGACCTTCGCGAAGATAACACACCATTCGAAGATCGAGGCCCCAACAAGGCCTCTTTCTTTTACCTTGATATTCTATCTCGCGTGAAAAACATGCCCTTTTATGAGAGGAAGAGATAATATGCGTGCATTAGCACCGCTTTTCCTTTTGTATTTTAACAGAAAGGAGAATCACTTATGGCAAGAAGCTCAAGATTGGAAAGTGGATTTCAAGACAAATTGATTAAAGATCTAAAAAATCTGCTTCCTGGAAGTATGGTATTCAAGATGGACCAAATTCAAGGTATTCCTGACCTGCTTATTTTGTGGAAAGATAAGTGGTTCTCGCTTGAATGCAAGAAGGGCGCAGGAGCTAGGAGACAACCGAATCAAGAGTACTATGTCGATCTTATGAATAAGATGTCATTCTCAAGATTTGTTTGTCCTGAAAACAGAGAGGAGATTCTAAATGATATTCGCAAAACATTTAAACCTTGAAGGACTCCACGCCCCGTTTAGTCCGAGCAAATCTAGTTGGCTTCGCTATGACGAAGAGAAGGCTCTTACAGTCTATAAGAATATGCAAGCCAAAGAAATGGGGTCTAGACTTCATGCCTGGGCAAAAGAGACAATTGACCTTGGCATTAAGCAGCCTCGTTCTAAGAAGACCATTTACGCATACATAAACGATGCAATCGGCTTTAAGATGAGTACCGAAGTAGTTCTGTATTATTCGGATTATTTCTTTGGTACCGCAGATTCGATTTGTTTCCGAAATAACTTCCTTCGAATCCATGATCTCAAAACCGGTAAGCATGAAGCATCTATGGAGCAGCTATTAATTTATGCTGCTCTTTTCTGTTTGGAATACAGAGTGAAACCCACCGAACTTGATGGGTGCGAATTAAGACTTTATCAAAGCGATGAGGTTATTTGCGACAATCCGGACCCCAAAGATATCCTGGCAGTTATGGATAAAATCGTACAGTTGAACAAAGCACTCGAACAATTTAACTATTCGGAGGGTTGAGACTTATGAATCCTGTTGCAGAAGAAATCCTATCTTATCTGGGATCGGCTGATTCTTTGAGCGAAGATGACCTCATGCATTATGGCATCCCTCGTAGATCAGGTCGATATCCTTGGGGGTCAGGCAAAGATCCTTATCAACATGGTCGAGATTTTCTTGGACGTGTAGAAGAGATGCGGAAAAGCGGGTTCACTTATACCGATGAAAGCGGAAAAGTTTGGACTGGCGATACCGCAATTGCAAAGTCCATGGGGCTTAGTTCGACTCAATTTCGAACCGAACTTGGCTTAGCTAAAGATGAGCGAAGAATGCTCCAAGTCGAAACTGCAAAACGACTCAGAGATAAAGAGGGAATGGGCCCGAGTGCAATTGGTAAAGAAATGGGTCTTAATGAATCTACCGTTAGGTCTCTTCTTAATGAAAGTTCCGAAGCCCGCATGAATCGTGCCAAAGAAACTGCTGAATTTCTTAAAGCAAGAAGTAAAGAAGTAGCGGCAGATGGTGGCATGATCGATATTGGCGCTGGTGCTGAGTTGGAGTTAGGGATTTCTCGAGAAAAGCTTAATCAAGCTTTATATTTACTCGAGAAAGAAGGGTACACCGTTAATGGCGGTCGATTCGAACAGGTTACTAATCGAGGAAACTTCACTACTCAATTAGTTCTTTGCCCTCCGGGAACCGAGCATAAAGATATTTATGATCTCGATCGCGTTCATACCATTAAAGAGTACATTACTCGTGATGGTGGTGAGACCTATGAAAAGAAATTCCACTATCCGGAAAGCATGGATTCAAAGCGACTCCAAATTCGTTACAACGAAGATGGTGGTATTGATAAGGATGGTGTAATCGAACTTAGGAGAGGCGTAGATGATTTGTCTCTTGGTGAATCTCGTTATGCTCAGGTTCGTATTCTTGTTGATGGTACTCACTATCTGAAAGGTATGGCTGTCTATTCGGACAACATGCCCGATGGCGTCGACGTGATATTTAATACCAACAAGCATAAGGGCACGCCAATGACTGATGTCCTTAAGAAAATTAAGGATGATCCTGATAATCCATTTGGATCTGCTATCAAGGATGCCGAACAAGGAGGGCAGTATTGGTATACAGATAAAAATGGCAAGAAGAAGCTTGGTCTTATTAATAAGCGTGCCGACGAAGGAGATTGGAACGATTGGCAAGATGCATTACCGTCCCAGTTCCTTGGTAAGCAATCTCTTAGTATGATCAAGAAGCAGCTAAATTTGGCTAAGGCTGATAAGATTGATGAATTTGAAACGATTAATTCTTTGACCAACCCAACTATCAAAAAGTATTATCTTGAAAAGTTTGCGGATGGTTGTGATGCTGCAGCAGTGAGTTTGAAAGCAGCGGCATTGCCCGGTCAAAGATATCATGTTATCATCCCCATCAATTCTTTGAAGGATAATGAAGTCTATGCCCCTGGCTATGAGCCTGGAACTAAACTCGCTCTTGTTCGATACCCTCATGGAGGCACATTCGAAATCCCAATTCTGACAGTTACCGATAAGAATCAGACTGCTAAAAAGATTATAGGTACCGAGAGTATCGATGCTATTGGTATCAATAAGAAGGTAGCAGATCGTTTGTCCGGCGCTGACTTTGATGGCGATACTGTTATGTGTATTCCGACCCACGATAGAGGCGGCAAGGTAAAAGTTACTTCGACTCCTCCATTAAAAGGTCTTGAGGGATTTGATCCAAAAGAAACTTATGGCGGTGAAGCTCGTCAAGGTTCTGATGGTAAGAAACATTATTATCAGAATGGTCAAGAATATAGACTCATGACCAAGAGAGGGACTCAAACTCAAATGGGTATCATCTCTAATCTGATTACTGATATGACCCTTGCTGGTGCTAGCGATACTGAGTTGGCTGCTGCTGTTCGCCATAGCATGGTTGTAATTGATGCTGAGAAACATAAGCTCAATTATAAACAGAGTGAAGTAGACAATAATATTTCGGCATTGCATAAAAAGTATCAAGGCAAAACAACAGGTGGTGCATCTACTATTCTTTCTAGAGCCAAGAGTGAAGTCTCTGTTGATAAGAGACAGGGATCTCCGCGCATTAATCAGAAGGGTAAAGATTGGTATGATCCCACTAAACCGGAAGGATCTTTGATTTATAAAACGGCCGACGATGCTACTTACCAGGTCCAAAAAGTCAACAAGCGTACCGGAGAGGTCACAATAGAGACTAAGACCCAGAAGCAACGTAGTACCAAGATGGCTGAGACTGACGATGCCATGACCCTAGTATCTAGTGCCCGCAACCCCAAAGAGCTGGCTTATGCTGATTATGCCAATAGCATGAAGGCCCTGGCTAATAAGGCTAGAAAAGCACTGGTCTCTACTGGAAAGATTGACCATTCTGCTCAAGCTAAGTCTACTTATCAGAAAGAATATGATTCTCTTATGGCTAAGCTCAATAATGCAGAGTTGAACAAGACCCGGGAGCGTGCAGCTCAACGTATGGCTAATGCCGAGATCACCTCTAAGATCAAGGCCAACCAGTTGGAGAAAGGCGACGTAAAGAAAGCCAGTCAGCAAGCTCTTACCAAGTATCGTAATGAGGTTGGTTCTATTGCTAGAAAGAAACGAAACATCATCATTACTGATAGAGAATGGGAAGCTATTCAAGCCGGAGCCATTAGCGAAAGCAAGCTTAAACGAATACTTAATAATACAGATGCTGACTCTCTTAGATCACGAGCCATGCCTGCATCATCAACTAAATTGAGTACTGCTCGTGTTAACAAGATCAAGTCCATGAGTGCATCTAATTATACGTTGAATCAGATTGCAGAAGCTTGTGGTTGTTCAGTTGCAACTGTATCTAAGTATTTGAAAGGAGTGAATTGACAATGATTAAAGATTGCATGTTGACAACGTTTGACAATCCTTATGATCCGTTCGATCAATTCACTCTTTGGTTATTGTTTGATAAAGAAAAAGGTTACAACACTTGCGAACATTTAGCTAGAATTGTTCAGTTGTCTGATGATTTTACGGAGAAAGAGATCGATGATGAAACTGAACGAGCTATCGATGAGATTATTAAATATGATCCATTGAACATTTACAAGAAAGTAACAAGAGAAACTGTTGAATCCGAATCAAACAATGAATCAACTTCTAATACCTAACCGGATTAACTGATGCGTTGATAGTGGGGGGGTCTGTAAAATTACACCCCCTCCCTGCAT